CCGCGCTGCGCCTGAAGCAGGAAACGCATGCCCGCGTCGCTGCCCGCCTGCTTGAGCTCACACCCAAGGCTGGCCAATCCCCGCGCGAGCGTTTCAAGGATGCGCTGATCGAGGCCATGCGCGCCGAATGCGATGACGCGCGCTGGGCGGCTCTGCTGCAACGCGCCCGTCTGCTGCACGACGACCAGGAGGTAAGCCATGGCTGAATTGCCCACCCTGACCAGCCCCACGCGCGAGGCCATCTTTGCCGCCTACGAAGCCCAGGCTGATAGCGGTTTTCGTGCGCACCTGGGTGCCTCCCTGATCGGCAAGGACTGCGAGCGGGCGCTGTGGTTTGACTTTCGCTGGACTACCCGTGCGCGCCACCCCGGACGGTTGCTGCGACTGTTTGAGACCGGCCAGCGCGAAGAAGCGCGGCTGGTCAGAAACCTGCGCAGCATCGGGGCTACCGTGCTCGAAGTCGACCCCGACACCGGCCGGCAGATCCGGGTGCAAGCCCATGGCGGGCACTTTGGCGGCTCGCTCGACGGTATCGCGATCAACCTGCCCGAAGCCCCCAAGACCTGGCATGTGCTCGAATTCAAGACCCACTCGGCCAAGAGCTTCAGCGACCTGGCCGCCAAAGGGGTGCGGCCATCCAAACCGCAGCACTTTGCGCAGATGCAGATTTATATGCACCTGACGGGTCTCACGCGCGCCATGTACCTGGCGGTATGCAAGGACACCGACGACCTGTATGTCGAGCGCATCGAGCACGATGCCGTCTTCGCCCAGGGCCTGCTGGACAAGGCCCAGCGGGTGATCTTTGCCAACCAACCGGCCCCGCGCATCAGCAACGACCCGGCCTGGTACCAGTGTCGGCTGTGCGACCACGCGCCGGTGTGTCATGGGCAGACGGCAGCCGAGGTCAACTGCCGCACCTGCCTGCACTCGGCGCCGGTTGAAGGCGGCTGGCACTGTACCTTGCACCAGCGGCCTTTGAGTGAATTTGACCAGCGCCAAGCTTGCACCGCGCACCTGTATCTGCCAGCGCTGGTGCCCGGTGAGCAGATCGACGCGGGAGATGGCTGGGTGGAGTACCTGTTTGGCGAGGGGCTGCGCTGGCGTGATACCGGGTTTGACAAGCTGGCGGGGGTCAGTGCCAGTGTGGGTGCTGGCTCGGCTGGGGAGGGCAGACCATGCGCCTGAGTCTTCGCCCCTACCAGACGGCTGCCATCCAGGCCATCTACGACTACTACGAGCGCGACAAGGGTGACGTCTGTCTGGTCATCCCGACCGCTGGGGGCAAATCCTTGGTCATGGCCAGCTTTGTCGAAGGTGTGCTCAAGGCCTGGCCCGATCAGCGCATCCTGATCGTCACCCATGTCCGTGAGCTGATCGAGCAGAACCACGCCGAGCTCTTGCGCCTGTGGCCCGAAGCCCCGGCGGGCATCTACTCGGCCGGTCTGAAGCAGCGTGACATTGGTGCGCGCATCCTGTTTGCCGGCATCCAGTCCATTGCCCGCCATGTGGCGGCTGTGGGGCATGTTGACCTGGTGCTGATCGACGAGGCGCACCTGATCCCGCGCTCGAGCAACACGCTGTACCGGCGCTTCCTCGATGGCTTGAAGCGCCAGAACCCGCTCATGAAGGTGATTGGCTTTACCGCCACGCCGTACCGGCTGGACTCGGGCCGACTCGACGAGGGCAAGGACGCGGTGTTCACCGACATCGCCTTCGAGGTCTCGGTGCGCGAGCTGATCAATGCGGGGTTTCTGGCACCGCTGATCTCCAAACGCATGGTCACCGCGCTTGATCTCAGCCGGGTGGGCACCCGCGCAGGTGAGTTCATCGCCAAAGACCTGGAAGCCGCTATCGACCAGGATGCGATCACCACATCGGCCGTCGCGGAAATCCTCTCCTACGGGCAGGATCGCAAGAGTTGGCTGGTGTTTTGCGCCGGGGTGGCTCATGCCTTTCATGTGCGCGATGCCTTGCGTGCCCGGGGCATCACCTGCGAGACCATCGTTGGCGATACCCCGAGCCTTGAGCGCGAGGCGCTGATCGAGGCCTTCAAGACCGGGCGCATCCAGTGCCTGACCAACGCCAACGTGCTGACCACGGGTTTTAACGCACCGGGTGTGGACCTGATCGCCATGCTGCGCCCGACCCAATCGGCGGGCTTGTATGTGCAGATCGTCGGACGCGGCTGCCGCCTGGCACCGGGCAAGACCAACTGCCTGGTGCTGGACTTTGCTGGCAATGTCGCCCGCCACGGCCCCATCGATGGGATCCGCCCGAAGCGCCCGGGGCAGGGTGAGGGCGAGGCGCCGGTGAAAGCCTGCCCGGATTGCCACAGCCTCGTGCATGCCTCGGTGCGCACCTGCCCGGACTGCGGCCATGGATTTCCACCGCCCACCCCAAAGATCGAGCCCAAGGCCAGCACGCTGGATGTGCTGAGCAACCCGAAGCCGCAGTGGATCGATGTCAGCCGGGTCAGTTACGCCCGCCACGACAAACCCGGCAAGCCGCCGTCTTTGCGGGTGGACTACTGGAGTGGCCTGACCCACCACAGCGAATGGGTGTGTCTGGAGCACGCGGGCTATGCGCGTTTGAAGGCGCGGGCTTGGTGGACGCAGCGCGCGCCAGGCGTGCCGATGCCAGACAAGGTGGAAGACGCCTTGCCACTGACCCAGCGACTGCGCTGCCCGGCGCAGATCGCCGTGCGCCCAAATGGCCGCTACACCCAGATCGTTGGCGAACGCTTTATCTCTGGAGATGTGTCGTGATCGATGCCAATCAGTACGAAATCCATGCACTTGCTGCTGCCAGTGCCCAAGGCGGTGCCTACATCGAGTCGCTGGCCAAGACCGACCTGGCGCGCTTCTCTACCCAGGAGTGGGCCACGCTGGTGGAGGTGATTGTCAGCGCCTTTCGAGACCACCTCAGTGCGGCCTATGCCGACGACCCGCCGTTTTAAGGAGACACAGGATGACAACACCCAACTACATGGCCCAACTGGGCCCCACGCTGGTCGAGCGGGGTTATGCCCTGCTGCCGATTCAGCCCGGCAGCAAAAAGCCCGGCATGTACCGCCAGGGGGCCTGGCATGACTACCCCAAGTGGAGTCGCCACTGCGAGCGAGCCACCACCGAGCATGAGGTCGATATCTGGGCTGACTGGCCGCAGTCGGGCATTGGCATGGCCTGTGGCGTGCTCATTGGCATCGACATCGATGTGCTCGAGCCCCAAATCAGTGCGCAGATCGAGGGGCTGGCCAAGCGGATGCTGGGCAACACGCCAGCGGTGCGCATTGGCCGCGCCCCGAAGCGCCTCTTGGTCTATCGCGCAGCGCAGCCCTTTGCCGGTTTCAAGTACCCGCCGATCGAGGTGCTGGGCTTGGGCCAGCAGTTTGTGGCCTACGGCATCCATCCCGATACCGGGCTACCCTATGACTGGCCGGTGAGCACGCTGGCTGATCTGAGTCTGGACGAGTTGCCGGTGATCACCGAAGCCCAGGCACGCGAATTCGCCCAAGAAGCCTATGCGCTGATTCCACAAGACCTGCGCCCCAAGACGCTGGGGGTGGGGCGCCAGACAGGGGGCTGTCAGAGCATGGATGGCTACGCCAATCTGCCCCAGCAGCGCGGCACCTATGCGGCAGTCGAGGATGCGCTGCGGCACATCGTCAATGCCGATCTGGACTATGACAGTTGGGTGCGCATGGGCATGGCGATCAAGGGCGCGCTGGGCGATGCGGGCTGGCCGCTGTTTGAGGCCTGGTCAGCGAGCAGCCAGAAGTTTGAGCCCAAGACCAGCGCCAAGGCCTGGCGCAGCTTTGCACCGCAGCGCATTGGTGCGGGCACGCTGTACAAGCTGGCCTTGGACCATGGCTGGCATCCGGCGGCGGATTTGCAGCTTGATGGCGAGCTTGTACCCGCCGGGGTGCATCCGGCGCAGGGTTTGATTGAGGCTTTGAGGTCGGATACGCCAATCTCTGCGGAGCAAAGTGCTGAGTCATTGCCGGCGCATACGCCGTTGCCTGAAGGCTGGAATCAGGTCGGTGGCGTGATTGCTGATCTGATGACGCTGATGGCAGACACTGCAAAACGTCCGCAGCCGGTGTTGGCGCTGGGCGCAAGCCTGTGCGCCGTGGGTGCGTTGATGGGGCGCAAGTACCGTACCGAGAACAATACGCGCTCCAACCTGTATGTGGTCGGTATCGCCGAGAGTGGCGCTGGCAAAAACCACAGCCGGGTGGTGATCAACGAGTTGTTCCGCAGGGCCAACTTGCTGCAGTACCTGGGCGGCAACAAGATCGCTTCAGGTTCGGGGTTGCTGACGGCCATTCAACGTCAGCCAGCGTCGCTGTTCCAGCTCGACGAGTTCGGCATGTTTCTCTCAGCTGCCACTGACCGCAAGCGCTCACCGCGCTACATCAGCGAGATTCTGGACTTGCTGACCGAGCTCTACACCACGGCGGGCACCACCTACTTTGGCGTGGAGTTTGCCAGCAACCAAGACAACAATGCGCACCGCCAGATTCAGCAGCCCTGTGTCTGTATCTACGGCACCACCACACCGCTGCATTTCTGGCAGGCGTTGCAGGCAGCCAACGTGGCAGACGGGTCGCTGGCGCGCTTTCTAATCCTTGAGAGCGAGGAGGACTTCCCGGACAGCAACGCGGTCTTCGGGGTGATTGAGCCGCCGCAGGCGTTGATCGACCGGCTGATCCTGATCCACGAAGGGGGCGGGAAGTTGAGTGGCAACCTGACCAACATCGGTGCAGTCGATGAAGTGCTGGTGCAGCCACGGGTCGTGGCGATGACTGAGGATGCGCGGGAGGCGTTTCGGCTGCTGGACCAGGATATGGTCGCTCGCCTACGCATCTCGCGCGGCAGCGGCTATTCGTCGATTCTGGCGCGCATAGAAGAAAACGCCACCAAGCTGGCGCTCATCCGGGCGGTGTCGCGCGATCCGGTCAATCCGCTGATCGAGGTTGAAGATGCGCGCTGGGCCATCATGCTGTCGAGCCACTGCGCTGAACTGACCATTCGGGAGGCCACAGCGCGGGTGTCGGAGAACCAGGTCGAGTCGCTGCACAAGCGCGCCCTGAAAATTCTGCGTGATGCCGGTCAGGCCGGTATGTCGCGCAGCGAGTTCACCCGGCGCACCCAGTTCATGGACCACCGCCAGCGCGAAAGCGTGTTGCACACCCTGGCCGATGCCCAGCTGACCGAGATCGTGATGCTGCAAAGCAAGGGGCGGCCAACGCAGTGGATCAAAGTCGTGCAGGAGGCCGCTGCCTGAAATTGGGTTTTATCACTTCAAGGCTTATTTCAATGCCACATCCTATACAGAGAGACAGACACCTACCCCCCAAAAGTGGGGTAGATGACCAGTCTGAAAGACAAGGTATCTATCTTGAAAGAAATAAGTATTGAAGTAACTCTCTCTTTTTTGGGGAGACTCGCGTAGTTTGAATGAACTATTGAAGAAACTTTTTTGACTGGAGCAGGCAACTGCTTCCAAAGCGCTGCGACTTTTTGTCACAGCACGTACCCGCACCTCATCCCATTCAGACATGAGGGAGCCTCACCGACCCTGACCCGGTCTGTGATCGCGCTCCTCCAAAGTCGCTAACGCGTTCCTTGGAGGATCGATCGTGATCACCTTATCTGTCACCCCACCTGCGGGGCTGGGGCAGCGTGCCCCGCAATGCATCGACGTCATCCACGTCATCACCTCAGGCCAGAGCCACAGCCTGCGCCAACAGGCCAGCGCCACCCTCTGGCGGCCCGTGCCAGGCTACAGCGCCTACGACGTCTCGGTCGATGGCGTCGTGCGCCGCCGCCAGGGCTTTCGCTGCCGCCGCACCCACCGGGTCTTGACACCCTTCATCCGCGCCAACGGCTACGCCCAGATCATCCTGCACCAGGACGGGCGTCGGCGCCGCTTCGGTGTGCATCAACTGGTGGCACTCGCCTTCCTCGGCCCCAAGCCTTCGGCGCAGCACCAGGTCGCGCATCTGGATGGCCAGCGGCTCCACAACCACGCCAGCAACCTCGCCTGGCTGCTCCCCGCTCAAAACGATGCGCACAAGGACCTGCACGGCACACGCCTGCGCGGCTCGCAGATTCCCAGCGCCAAGCTCACCGAGGCCCAGGTGGGGCTGATTCGCCAGGCGCTGGCCAGCGGGCAGAGGCAGCGCGCCCTGGCGCAGACCTACGGCGTGTCGGTCTCGGCGCTGAGCCTGATTGCGTGCAACAAGACTTGGAGGCATGTGCAATGAGAACCCTGGCACTGGACATGGGCTCACGCTGCGGCTGGGCCATTGGCAAAGTTGGTGAAGTTGGTGAAGTGAGCTCTGGCGTCTGGGACATTGCCCCGCGCCGGGGCGAATCGCCCGGGATGCGCTACCTGCACCTGCGCGCACATCTGCAGACCGTGCGCGCGGCCTATCCCGATCTGGCAGCGGTGTTCTACGAGCAGGCCCACCACCGGGGTGGTGCGGCCACCGAGTACGCCGTGGGCTGTGTGGCCACCGTGCAGGCCTGGTGCGCCGAGCACGGCATCGAGCACGCAGCGGTACACAGCGCCACGATCAAGAAGCACGCCACCGGCAAAGGCAATGCCGGCAAAGCCGAGATCATCGCCGCCATGCGTGCTGCGGGTTTCAACCACAGCGACGACAACGAGGCCGATGCCTTGGCCTTGCTCGCTTGGGCGCTGGATCAAGGAGGGGTGCAATGAACACAACCACCTTGATCGCCGTCACCCCGGGTGCCATCGGCGGGCAGCGCACGCAACTGGTTGATGCGCGGCTGTTGCATGACTTCCTGGGTGTGGGCAAAGACTTCACGAACTGGATCAAGTTGCGCATCCGTCAGTACGGTTTTGAGCAAAACCAGGACTACCTGCTCGCCCAAACGGGCGAGCAGCTCCCCTCTGGCACCAAATGGCGTTCGGATTACATGCTGACCCTGGACATGGCCAAGGAACTCGCCATGGTAGAGCGCACACCCAAAGGTCGCCAGGCACGCCGCTACTTCATCGACTGCGAGAAGGCGCTTGGCGCGCGTCACTCATCAGCGGTGCCAGCACATCCAAGCGTGCAACCAGAGGTGGCGCTGGCGATCGATCTGCACACGGCCAGCGTGCAGGCCATCAACCGCCAGGCGCAAGCGGATGTGGCCGGTGAGAACGCACAGCGCTTTCATGCGCGGCGTGAAGAACTGCTGCGCCTGCAGCGTTATCTGCGCCTCTACGGCTGCTTGCCGCCCAAGACGCAGCGCGTGGGAGGTGGGCGATGAAGCAAGCCAAGCAAGCCAAACAAGCTGCGTCACGCCCCTTGACGAATGACTGGCGCCCACCCAAACCCCTGGTCGGCCAGCGCATTCTGGAAAAAGTCCTCAACCGCCACACCGCCGTGCGCTGCCCCGAGTCGCGCCTGGTGGTGGCGGTGATCAGCGTGGCCATCGTCGACTGTCTGTGCCAGAGCAGCCGTCGGCTGCGCCGTCAAGCGCGCCACTTCATTCTCGGCACTGACCTGCAGACCTGGTGCGACTGGGTAGGCCTGAACCCCGACTTCGTGCGCCGCATCGCCCGCCAGGCCGGGTATCTGGCTGATCAGGCGCCGCAGCACAAGCGTGCGCCCGCCAAGGCGCCAACCCAACCCCCAAGCGAAACCATACCCCCAAGCGAAACCATTCCCCCGAACACGCAAGGAGCACACGCATGAACCCGACATCTGTTTCCATCCCCTGCGCCCTGAGCAGGGTGGCGCCCCAGACACCAGCCAGCAGCGACGAACTGCGCGCCATGCGTGCGGCGGCCTGGCACAAGCAAGGCATCGTGGTCGTGCCGTTGGACGACATCTATGACGACTGGGACCGGGCGTTCCTGACCGGTCTGGCCACCCGACTCTACGGCGCGCGCACCACTGCCACCCGCAAGAGCACACCCTGGGCCGAGGGCGAGGTGATCGACCGGGGTGATGGCGAGACCTGGACGGTGCTGGCCACCACAACGAAAGCCATCACCATCCAACGCAGTCGCGACGGTGCGCTGGCCACCCTGGGCCAACTCGGGGAGGGACGGTCATGACCAAGAAGACCCAACGGGCCAGAGCGGCAGCGCAAAAGAAGCCGCGCATTGGCGATGAACGCATCCGCCCTGACGGCAGTGTGATCCGCTATGTGCGTGAAGAAGACGATGAGCACAAACCAGCGGATCACTACCGCAGCGTGGACACGCTGGCCCTGATGCTGAGAAACGGCAGCATCACCGGTGCCATGCATGACGCCGGGCAGCAGTTCTCGCAGGACTTTGCCCGGGCCTTTGCCAGCGGTGTCGCTAGCCCCAAGCTCGATGGTCTGCCGGGTGGGACGACACCGGGGCAGATGATGGTGGAGAAGAACGCCGGTGCGGCCAGAGCGGTTCGGGAGGCGCTGGAGGCTGTCGGTGGCAACAGCAGCCCGGCGGGGTCAGCGCTGTGGTACGTGGCGGGGTTGCAGATGTCGGTCAGGGACTGGTCAATTCGCCTGGGCTGGAGCGGCAAGGCCATGTCCAAGGAGGAGGGCAAGGGCATCCTCATCGCCGCTTTGGGGATGCTTGCGCGCTACTACGGCTACGAGCGAGAGGTGCGACCGCGCCGACCACCGCCAGCGCACGCGTTTGCCCGGTCGGGCTGATTGGCGGATAATCTCGGACGTCACCCCAAGACCGGGTGGCGTTCGATATGGAGTATTTTGATGAAACCCGCAGCATTCAAAGCGACACCGAAGTTGGGCGTGGAAGCCAGCCGAGCCTTGTTGAAGGTCGTCGGCGGCATCTCTCTGACTGAAAAACGCCGCTGCGAGTTGGCCTCGCTGGCCGAGTCTGCCCGTCAAGCCTTCGCTCGGCCGTTGCCTACCAAGGCGAATGGCCATTGATCGAGACAACCTCACCCTTCGACACATCCGCGATGTTGAAGATGAGGTTCTGAACCAGTTCTCCTGCGGTCGCCCCCAACTCGACGAATTCCTGCGCGAAGATGCACGCGACTACGATACACACGGCCTGACCAGCACGGTTGTGGTGTTTGCCCAAGATCACCGCGCTGTGGCAGCCTACTTTAGCCTGACGGCCGACTCGGTGCATCTGAGCAGTGGCGAGCGCACCGACCTTGGATTGCCGTTTGATGTGCCGATCAGCTACTACCCGGCAGTCAAGATCACCAAACTGGCCGTGATGTCCGAACTGCAGCGTAGCGGTATCGGTGAGGCGCTCATCGAGTTGATCTGCGGCATCGTCTCCACTGCCCCGTTTGCAGTGCGGCTGCTGACGGTCGATGCGGTAAACCAAGAGGCGGTGCTGAACTTTTACGAGCGCAGCGGCTTCATTGAAAGCCTCTCAGAAAAGAAAGAACGCCAAAGTCAGAAGGTGCGCGACACGATTCTGATGTTCAAGGATCTGTACCTGTAGCCGCTTTGAAAAAAATCTCAGCAGCTGCCGCAAAACCCACTTGAATGCTGGCATGCCACAAGCTACATTAATCCCGTACTGCTGATAATTGCGCCTACCCGATTCGTTCCGGTGGGTGTTGTGCTTTCTGGGCCTGGCCAACGCCACGCGCCCCACCTGCTCCGTCTCTGGAGACACTCCCATGAAACTCATCATCACCCGTCCGGTGGTCCTCACCGGCGCTGGCGGCGTGCGCTCGCTCAAACCCGGCCTGACGGTTGAGGTCGATGCCGCCACCGCTGAACAGATTCTGGAACGCCAGGCCGGTATCCCGGCTGAGCCTGCTACCCCCGCTGAAGCACCTGCCCCACGCCGCCGTAAACCCACCGATGCTCAAACTTGACATCACCGCCGACGTGGCCAACGCCACCGAGTACTTGTCGGACGTTGCCGCCAAGCGCATCCCGGATGCCGCAGCCAAGGCGCTGACCCGCACCGCCTTCGATGCCCGCGATGCCGTGCGCGCCGGTCTGCCCGAGCGCTTCAACCTGCGCCGCCCCTGGGTCAGCCGGGGCATTGGCGTCACACCAGCCAAGCCGCGCACCCTGATGGCCGAGGTCTGGTCGCGCGATCGCTTCATGGCGGCGCAGGAGAGTGGTGGCAGCCATCCCGATGCGCGACCCATCCCGGCCGGGCGGTTGCGCGAGATGGCACAGAGCCGCGTGATCCCCAAAAGCCAGTGGCTCGATCAAGTCAAGAACAAGCCTACCGTCTTTTACCGGGCTGGGATGGTGTTCGAGCGCCGCGATGAGAAACGCATCCTGGCGCTGTACCTGCTGCGGCCCAAGACTCAGATCAAGGTGCAGCCGCGTTTTGGCATGGCCGAGACCGTGCGCAGTGTGGCCCTGCGTGAGTACCAGCGGCAGATGGAGAGGGCATTGCGGCAAGAGCTGACGCGTACTTGAACAAAGGAGAACGAACATGACGACGACACTCACCGACAAGCAACAGGCGTACATCGCCGCAGCCCCGAACAGCTTTGGCGGAGTGCTGCAGCGCGCCTTCGAAGGCAACGCCTCACCGCGCCAGGCCATCAAAGCCAAGTGCCTGACCTGCTGCAACTACCAGCGCAATGAAATCAGCGGCTGCAGCATAGCGCTCTGCCCGCTATGGGCATACCGACCCTACGTCGATCAAGCAGCCCAAAACGCCGTCGACAGATTAGGGCTGTAGGTGCTCCGGTGGACGAGAGAAAAGGGATAAAGGTCTAGGTCGAGGCCCTAGGTATAGGACAGGGCACGTTTGACGCCCAGAGTCCCCGAGGGAAGCGATTTAGGGTCCTCCCGGGCCATTCTGGAAGCGGGGGACGCGCCAACCGCCCCGCTTGCCTAGCGTCAGACACAAAAAATAGGTGGTCAGGTGGTCAGGTGGTCAGTGGTCACCCCGGCTGCCATCGAATGCTTGGAGATTCCGATGAGCATGAGTTTGCGCGCCTACGCCCGGCATCGCGGTGTGGCTCTGTCCGCCGTCCAGAAGGCCATTGCCAGCGGGCGCATCCATCCTGAGCCCGATGGGCAAATCGATGCAGCCAAAGCCGATGCCCAATGGGAGCAGCACACCCGCATCAGCCAGCCGACCACCCAGCAGGTGGTCACCCCCAAGGTGGTCAGTCCCGAACGACCCGCCGCGTCACCAGCGCCCTCGACCACGCCCAGCGACGATGCCCGAGGCGTCGATTACCACAAGGCCCGGGCCGTGCGTGAAACCTACGCCGCGCGCCTGGCCAAGCTCGACTTCGAAGAACGCACGGACAAGCTCATCAGCAAGAACGAGGTCGACGTCAAGTATTTCCAACTGGCTCGGCAGTTGCGCGACCGCCTGCAGCAGATCCCGCGCAAGGCAGCGCCCGAGATCGTGGCCCTGGTGGTGGCAAGCCCGGATGTCCGAGGCGTCACCGACATCCTCGATGCCGCCATTCGTGAAGCCCTGGAGGACCTCGCCCGATGAATTTCACCCCCACCATGGCCAGCCGCATTGAGATGTGGCCGCTGGAGCGGCTCAAGCCCTACGACAGAAACGCCCGCACCCATTCGGAGGCACAGATCGCCGAGCTGGCCAGTAGCATCGTCGAGTACGGGTTCATCTCGCCGATGCTGGTGTCCGGCGAAGGCGAGGTCATGGCCGGCCATGGTCGCTTGGCCGCCGCGAAGAAACTCGGCCTTGAGTCAGTGCCGGTGGTGGTGCTCGATCACCTCACCCCAACCCAGCGCCGTGCCTACATCATCGCGGATAACCGCCTGGCAGAAGCCGCCGGTTGGAACGAGGAACTGCTCGCCAGCGAACTCGCTGCCTTATCTGAAGGTGGTTTTGATCTCGAACGGCGAAACAACGCCGCCAGCAAATTCGTCCATGAGCGGCATGACCGAAGAGACCACCGGCACCGACGCCGACGCCGACGATCTCACCCCACCGGCCATGGTGATCAGCCGACCCGGCGATCTGTGGCAACTTGGCTCACACCGCCTGATCTGCGCTGACGCCGCCGACAAACCCTCCATTGCCAAACTGCTGGCCGGTGAAACCGCTGCCCTGCTGTTCACCAGCCCGCCCTACGCCAACCAGCGCAACTACACCACCGGCGGCATCGCCGACTGGGACGTGCTGATGAACGGCGTGTTCGCAGCCGCCATGACAGCGCTGCGCGAGGATGGCCAGATGCTGGTCAATCTCGGTCTGGTGCATCGTGACGGTTCGGTGATCCCCTACTGGGACAACTGGCTCAAGTGGATGCCCAGACACCACTGGCGCTTCTTCGGTTGGTATGTCTGGGATCAAGGCGTTCCCGTTCCAGGCGACTGGGCCGGTCGCCTCGCGCCACGCCACGAGTTCATTTTTCACTTCAACCGCCAAGGCAGAAAGCCAAACAAGACCGTCCCGTGCAAATACGCCGGACAGGATGTCCATCTGCGCAGCGATGGCAGCAGCGCCGGAGGTCTGCGCAGCAAAGATGGCGGGCGCAGCCAATGGCATCATGCCGGTCAGGTCACCCAAAGTCACCGCATCCCCGATTCAGTCATCACCGTCACCCGGCAACGCGGCTCAATCGGTGACGGGATCGATCATCCGGCCGTCTTCCCGCTGGGCCTGCCGCAGTTTGTCATGGAATCTTTTACCGCGCCCGGCGAGATCGTCTTCGAGCCCTTCTGTGGCAGTGGCACCACGATCCTGGCCGGCGAAGCCTGCGCCCGCACGGTCAGGGCATCTGAGCTGGCTCCCGAATATGTTGACGTGGCGATTCGCCGCTGGCTGCAACACCACCCGGATCAGCCAGTCACCCTGCTGGCCACCGGACAGGATTGGCAAGCCGTCAAAGCCGAACGCGAACCGCAAGGCGTGACCAGCGCCAGTGATGGCGACTGGCACAACAAGAACCGCCTGGGGCGGCGCAATTCAACCATTCGCCTGACCGAGGCAGGCAGGCAGAGAAACCATGCATCACACTGAACTCAAACTCGAAACCTGGCCCATCAGCCGTCTGGTCCCGTACGCGAGAAATCCCAGGAAGAACGATCATGCCATCGACCAGATGGCCAGCGCCATTCGGGACTTTGGCTTTCGCATCCCCATCATCGCCAAGAGCACCGGCGAAATTTGTGATGGCCATCTTCGCTATAAGGCTGCGCAGCATCTCGGCCTCGAAGATGTGCCGGTCATCCTCGCCGACGATCTGACCGAGACGCAGATCAAGGCCTTTCGCATTCTGGTCAATCGCTCGGCCACCTGGGCCGAGTGGGACGATGATCTGCTGCGCCTGGAACTGGAAGACCTGATGCAGGCCGACTTCGATCTGGCACTCACCGGCTTTGATGCTGACGAGCTGCTGGAGATCATGGCCGGCGAAGAGACCACCACCGAGGGCAACACCGATGAGGATGCCGCGCCCGAGGTGCCGCTCACGCCGGTCTCCAAACTGGGTGACGTCTGGATCTGCAACGGGCATCGCGTGCTGTGTGGGGATGCCACCGATGCCAAGAGTTATGAGGCACTGTTGCAAGACGCGCCGGTTGACATGTGCTTCAGCGACCCACCCTATTCGGTCAACTATGCCAACAGCGCCAAAGACAAGATGCGTGGCACCCATCGGCCCATCCTCAACGACAACCTGGGCGAGGACTTCGGGCCGTTCCTGAAAGCCGCGCTGACACCGGTGGTGGCGCACTGCGAGGGTGCGATCTACATCGCTATGTCGTCTTCCGAGCTCGACACCCTGCAGTCGGCCTTTCGCGCCGCCGGTGGCAAGTGGTCCACCTTCATCATCTGGGCCAAGAACACCTTCACGCTGGGGCGCTCGGACTACCAGCGTCAGTACGAGCCGATCCTCTACGGCTGGCCCGAGGGCGCCACCCGGCATTGGTGCGGTGACCGCGACCAGGGGGACGTGTGGCATTTCAACAAGCCGCGTGTGAACGACCTGCACCCGACGATGAAGCCCGTGGAGCTGGTCGAGCGGGCCATCCGCAATTCCAGCCGACCAGGTGACATTGTTCTCGACCCATTCGGCGGATCGGGCACGACAGTTATCGCCTGCGAGAAATCCGGCCGTCAGGCGCGGCTGATGGAACTCGATCCGAAATATGTGGACACCATTGTCCGGCGCTGGCAGCAATTTGCTGGTGGACAGGCGGTGCGGGAAGCCGATGGGGTGAAGTTTGATGACCTGGTTGGCACGATAGAGGTCGCCAACGCCAACTCCAACGCCAACGCCAGCGACGAGATGGCTGCCGAGGTGGCACTGTGAAGCAATCGCGCTGGATGTCTCTGGTGGAGTCAGTCACCAACGTGCTGGTGGGCTACATCGTAGCGGTCACCACGCAGTACTGGGTGTTCCCGCTGTTTGGACTGCACGCCACGCTGCAGGACAACCTGACCTTCGGGCTGGTGTTTACCGTGGTCTCACTGATCAGGTCGTACCTGCTGCGCCGGGCCTTTGAGGGCTTGCGCTTGCGTCAGACAAAAAACTCTTCATGGATGGCCGCTTGCACCACAAACCCGGTCAAGTAAGCCATGTCGCGCGGGATGCCGTATTCGTTGGAGGTGAAGCGGCTGATCTTCCAATTCATCCAGCGTTGGGTGGTCTGGGCAACGGCATCCTGAATGTCGCTGCCTGCGCACAGCCAGTCTTGCACCTCGTCTGCAAAGTGGCGTCCAAATCGGCTGTCCAAAAAGGCCCTGACTTGCTCGGGTTCGCACCCGGTGGCGCTGGCGATTGTTGCCGATGCGATGGGCCAGGCGGCGCTGGCGTGCTCGTTCATGGTGCCCCAAAAGCCAAATCCTTCGTTCTGGCTGGGAAGGGTTTGTGTGGCGTTGGTCATTTCAATCTCTCCTGCTTGGTGTGTTGCGATGCCTCTAGTAACGCGCTTCGGGAGGTGAAAGCCAAGCGAATTGTTCAATCTTTTTGCGCTTGGCCCACGCTGCCCTGATGCTGCCCTCACGCCATCGTGTCGGCCCGCACCAGTTCGGCCTGCGCGCTGGCAATCAGGTCCAGGCGCAGGTTCGGGGTGATGTTGCAGGCCAGCTCGTTCAAGGTCCAGTTCATCACATCGGCCTTGTCGCCCAGCGACTCGGCTTCCTCGAACCGGCTGGTGTAATGATCAAGCTCGCGCAGGGCGCGCTCCAGGGTGGATCGGGCCTGGGCCAGGGCCTCACGGGCGCGGTGTTCGGCGTGCCGGGCTTGAAATTCGCGGGGGGTGTTCATGATGTGCTCTCCTTTTGGTTGATCGTTGCGATGCCTCTAGTAACGCGCTGTTTGCTTGTGAAGCCAAGCGATGCGGCCTCTGGATTGGGCTTTTTCTTGATCAATTTTCAGATCGTTGCGTGATAGGTGCGCACGCCGCCCTGGGGTTTGGCTGAGGTGATGGTCAGACCCAGCTTTTTCTTGAAGGCGCCAGCAAAGGTGCCGCGCACGGTGTGCGCTTGCCAGCCAGTTGCCTCGCAAATTTGCGCAATCGTTGCGCCCTGCGGGTGGCTGAGCATCTGCAAGATGGTGGCCTGCTTGCTGTCGCGTTGCAGCACTTTGGCAATGCGCTCCTCGCGCTCCTGGCGGATGGCAGCACCCGCCTTGGCGCATTGGACGGCGCGATCAAAGCCGTCTTGCGCTGCGTCGCCGGGTTGCTCTACGGGCGCTATCGTTGGCAACGGTTCGCCCTGTGTGGCGTCGATTGGCGACTCTGGTACATCGGTGCCAGACAGGCCATCGTCGCAACCTGTGGCGATTTCGCTTTGGTCTGCATCCGCCTTTTGCGACCAGCTTGCCTCGGCCTGCGCCACGATGGTCTCCAGTTCGTGATCGTCTTGGGCCATCAGGCAAACCGTGGGGCGCGCGCAGCCCAGGGCGTCAAAACCCTCGGCGGCGACCAGCCAGTCTGACCCGAGTGGGGTGATCAAGGCGCGGTTAAAAAGTCCTTGCAACACCTTCTGGCGTGCGCCGCCCTTGATGTTTTCTGGAAACCAGTCAATGCGGCCGTCTGTGTGATGGATGGCATGGGCCAGGACAGCGTGCTGGGTGGCGTTGAGGGTGATGGTGCTCATGTCAGGCTCCTTCGTGGTGATTAGTTGAGCTGTTGGCCATCTCTGACTCAGTCGGCTTTGGCATGGACGCCCCCATCTCAACTCCGGCTTGAAAGGCGGCTTCCAGGGCGCTGCGCACACCCCAGACCGAGACGTCATGGAAGTCCAGGCTGTCTGAGTTGCGCGTTTCCAGGGTGTCGATCAAGAGGTGCTTCTGGGCAATCAGGGCAAAAATCTGGTCGATGGTGGTGCTCATGTCGTTCTCCGGTGGGTGTGTTGCGATGCCTCTAGTAAGACGCTGTTCGCTTGTGAAGCCAAGTCAATTGCTATCTTTTTTTGATTCTTTTTTGCTAGCAGTCGCATCCATCTGACGCTGCCCTACCACTGTGGGCAAGGATGCTGAGATTGTTTTGATGATCGATGGCCTCGATGGCCAGCACTACGTCAGCGATGCGATCGGCCTCGAAACCAAAGCCCCGATGGCGCAGTAAGTGCTCGATGCTCGGATGCTTCATCCGGGCGATTTCGCGGCAGGCCTCCAGCAAGGTCTGCAACTGCGCGATGTCAGCTTCGATGACCTGCTGCTCACGCAAGGCGCTGGCCAGGTCCTCTTCGCGCTCACCACGCACCCCATGGGTGTGGATCATGGCCAGGGTGCCCTCGATCATCTCGCGGGCGGCATTGACAAGGGTGTGCATGGTGGCAGGCCTCAAACAGCGTTGGCCAGCCCGGTCGTGCCCTGCGCATCCACCCTGCCTGCCACCCGGTAGATGCGTTCGCCTTGCTGCGGCTTGTGGGAGCTGATCAGCAGCCCCAGCTTCTTCTTCAACGCCCCGGCAAAGGTGCCGCGCAGCGTGTGCGCTTGCCAGCCGGTGGCGTCCATCAACTGTGCCAGGGTCACCCCTTCTGGGCGCTGGAGCATCTTGACCACCAGGGCCTGCTTGCTTTGGCCGCGTGCGCGCTTGGGCAACTCTGTCACTTTGGCCGATTGAGCGTCAGCCGATTGATCCTGCTGCCAACTGGCTTCGGCTGCGGCCACGGCGGCTTCGAGATCCGGGTCAGCGGCTTGGGGTGGCTGCGCCGGCGTGACAACACTGGCTGAGGCCTGCCCCTGGACGATGGCAAGTGCCGCTGGGGTCAGACGCCACTGTCCGTCGATCTGCGCGATCAGGCTTCGCTTGGCCAGGCTGGCGATCATCTTGAGTTTGGCACCGCCCTTGAGGGCCAGCAGCGGCTCGATCAGGCCAGACGTTTCGCCATGGGCGCGGGTGATCAGGTCAAGCTGGCGTTCGGTGATGGGGGTGGTTTGTGCAGACATGCTGTGCTCCTTGGGTTGTTGCGGTGTGGGTAGTAAGGCGCTGTTCAAGCAAGAAGCCAAGCGCCGTTTGATCCATCGGCAGGAAAGAAGCCGATGTAGCGAAACTGGCTACGCTGCCCGTGGCCGTTGCCGCGCATGCCTGAGTAGCCGATGTCGGTGATGTCCTGGGTGCTGTAGCGGTGGCCCGGTGGCTGCGCCTTGAGCCAGACGTAACCGTTGTGCGTCTTCTGGCCCTGGGCGGTACGCAGGGCGATGCCAGACACGATCAGATAAGTGTCCTGCGCCCCAACAAAGAGGCTGGCGTCGACCTCGCGTTCTTCGCGGTTGAGGGTGAGCAGGATGCGGGTGGTTTCCATGGTGTTCTCCGTGGGTGTTGCTGACACCCGTATGAACGCGCTGTTTGCAACACAAGCCAAGCCTTTGTTGCCTTTCTTTCGCATCGGAGTGGCTTGTGTTCAACACTGCTGAATCAGCGGCTGCGTTGAGCGTGGAGTCCGCCTGGCAACGCGGCCTGGCGCCTGACCCGGTGCTGACGGTGGATGACTGGGCCAACCGCCACCGCATGCTGTCCTCGGTGGCATCAGCCGAGTCCGGGCGCTGGTCAACCAGCCGCACCCCGTATCTGGCACAGATCATGGAGGCCCTGTCGGCCAGCTCACGTGTCGAGCGCGTGGTGTTCATGGCCGGCGGGCAGGTGGGCAAGACCGAGTGCGGCCTCAACTGGGTCGGCTATGTCATCCACCACGCCCCCGGCCCGATGCTCTTGGTGCAACCCACCGTCGAAGGTGCCAAGCGCGTCTCCAAACAGCGGGTCGATGCACTGATCGAAGCCAGCCCCGGACTCGCAAGCCGGGTCAAAGACCCCCGAAGCCGCGATTCCGGCAACACCCAGTTGATGAAGGAATTCCCGGGCGGCGTGCTGATCATGACCGGTGCCAACAGTGCGGTGGGGCTGCGCTCGATGCCGGTGCGTTACCTGTTTCTCGATGAGGTCGACGGCTACCCGGGTGACGCCGATGGCGAAGGCGATCCGGTGGCCCTGGCCGTGCAGCGCGCGGCCACCTTTGTCAATCGCAAGGTGTATCTGTGCTCAACACCGACGCTCAAAGGTTTCTCGCGCATCGAGGCAGCCTATCTGGAGAGTGACCAGCGGGTGTTCGAGGTGCCCTGCGACCACTGTGGGGCGCACAGCCAGATTCAGTGGCGCGACATCCGCTGGCCCAAGGACAAGATGAGCGAGGCGGCCTGGCACTGCCCACACTGCAATGGCAACCACCCCGAGTACCGCAAGCCGGCCCTGCTGGCCAACGGACGGTGGACGGCGAAGGCGCAAGGCGATGGCAAGACGGTGGGTTTTCATCTGTCGAGCCTGTATTCACCCTGGCTGACCTGGGGCGAGATTGCCCAGGAGCACCATGCGGCCAAGGACGATCCCGTCAGATTGAAGGTCTGGGTGAACACCAAACTGGCTGAGACCTGGGAAGACCGCGAGGGCGAGACCTTGGATGCTGAGGGCCTGATGGAACGCCGCGAAGCCTATGGCCCCGCCGTTCCCGCTGAGGTGGCGCTGCTGACCTGCGGTATTGACGTGCAGGACGACCGCCTGGAGCTCGAAGTCATTGGCTGGGGCCGCGACGAGGAGTCCTGGTCCATCGACTACAAGGTGTTGTGGGGCGACCCGTCAGCACCGGACACCTGGGCGCAATTGGATGCGATTCTCTCCAGCCGGTTTGAACACGAAACCCTGGCCACTGGTCTGACCATTGAAGCGGCCTGTCTGGACACCGGCGGTCACCACACCCTGGCGGCCTATGCGTTTTGCAAGGGGCGCGAGAGAAAGCGCATCTGGGCGATCAAAGGTGCAGGTGGATCAGCAGCGGGCAAACGCCCGATCTGGCCCAAGCGACCGAGCAAGGCCAATAAGGGCAAGGTCAATCTGTTCACCGTCGGGGTGGACGCGGCCAAGGAGGCGATTTATGCGCGGCTCAAGAAGGAGAGTGGTGCTGGCGCGATGCATTTCCCGCTGGACCGGGATGCGCAGTATTTTGAGCAACTGACCGCTGAGCGCATTCGCACCCGGTACGTCAAAGGTTTCCCGCAGCGTTTCTGGTGGAAGCCCGATGGCCGACGCAATGAAGCGCTGGACTGCCGGGTGTATGGCTATGCGGCGCTGCATGGCCTCTTGTCGATGGGGCTGAATCTGAACAGGCGGGTGGAGGCGCTGCCGCCTGTGCCCAGCACTCGCCAGAGCAAGAGCACACCTGTCTCGGCACCCATGACCGCCAGCCCGCGCCGTCGCCGTATGGCCATTTCTTCCAACTACCTCTGATACCGCCAGCCTCCCGCTGGCATGGAGTGCTGTCCATGACACTAGAACAACTCACCGCCCAACGCGAAGCCCTTCTATCGGCCCGCTTCAACGGCGTGCTCACAGTGAAGGCTGGCGACAAGTGGGTCACCTACAAGTCCGATGCTGAACTGCAGTCGGCCTTGTCTGACCTGGAACGCGAGATTGCCAAGACGGAAGGCCGCCCGCGTGCCAGGCGCATGCGCACCTATGCTGGAAAGGGGCTGTGATGGGGATGCTCAAGAACCTGCGCCAGAAACTTGGCCGTAAGGTCGGTGCCATGGTCGGTGGCTTTGAAGGTGGGCTGTCCGCCCGGCGCCTGAAGACCTTTCATGCCAGCCGCGCTCATGTCAATACCCTGATCCAGGCGGCTGGTGCCGACATGACCGCCCGGGCCCGGTACCTGATCCGCAACAATGGCTACGCCGCCAATGCGGTCGAGTCCTGGGCCGGTAATGCGGTGGGTACCGGCATCAAGCCGTCCTCGGGGATTGCTGATGCGCCATTGAAGGACAGTGTGCAGCGCCTGTGGCTGCGCTGGACTGATGAGTCGGACGCCGAAGGGCTGACGGATTTCTATGGCCAGCAACGCCGCGCTGCCCGCGAACTCTTTATCGCCGGTGAAGTGTTCTTTCGCATCCGGCCACGTCGTTCCGAGGATGGCCTGTCGGTGCCACTGCAGTTGCAGATGCTGCCCGCCGAGATGCTGCCTCTGAACCACAACCAGCAACTCTCGAACGGTCACCGCATTCGCCAGGGCATTGAGTTTGACCGTATCGGCCGGCGCGTCGCTTACCACTTCCTGCGCCGCCACCCGGGCGACATCACTGATCCCGGGCTGGTGGGCGAGACGGTACGGGTGCCGGCCGAATCGGTGCTGCACATCGTCGATCCGGTGGATGCCGGGCAACTGCGGGGTGTCTCAAGATTCTCACCGGCGCTGGTGAAGCTGTTTTTGCTGGATCAGTATGACGACGCTGAACTGGATCGCAAGAAGGTGGCGGCGATGTTTGTCGGCTTTGTACGCCGCCCGGAGCGTGACTTCGACAACACAGGCGAGACTGATGAGCGAGGGGAGCCGCTGTTGCCGCTTGAGCCGGGCCAGTTGCAGATTCTGGACGACGGCGAGGACATCACCTTTTCGACGCCCGCCGATGTCGGCGGCAATTACGAGAGCTTCCAGTACCGCACGCTGCTGCAGGTGGCTGCTGCGCTGGGCTTGCCCTACGCGAACCTGTCGGCCGATATGCTCAAGGCCAACTACTCCAACACCCGCGCGGCACTCCTGGAGTTCCGCCGTCGCATCGAAGCCTTCCAGCATTCGGTGCTGGTGTTTCAGCTATGCCGGGCGGTGTGGGCCAAATGGATGGACACCGCCGTGCTCTCGGGTGCCCTGGACCTGCCTGACTACGAACAACGCCGTGCTGACTATCTGGACTGCGCCTGGCTGCCCCCGCGCTGGGACTGGGTTGATCCGCTCAAAGACATTCGGGCTGAGATTGTGGCGATTGAAGCCGGGCTCAAGTCACGTACCCAGGCGATTGCTGAGCGCGGCTTTGATGCAGCAGCCATCGATGCCGAGATTGCCAGCGATCACCGGCGTGAGGACAGTCTGGGGTTGCTGTTTGGCAGGGAGCCTGTCCCGGCCCCTGCGCAGGCACCACCGCCTGGGTCGGGTTAGCGCTTGCGACCTCAGGCCACAGCCAACTCAAGCTTGCTGACGCGCGCCAGATCTGTGTGCTGACGAGCCACCCAGAGATCGTGGGCATCCTGCATGGCAAGCCAACTCTCAGGGCTGCGTCCAAGCGCCTTTGACAGACGCAGCGCCATGTCCGGCGTCACACGGCTGCTTGTCTTGAGGATTCTGCTCAGGGTGGAAGCCGCGACATCGAGCCGCTGGGCAAGCTCGCGCCCACTGATGCCGTGGGGCTCCAGATAGACCTCGGTGATGAATTCGCCAGGGTGAGGGGGGTTATGCATAGCCATCAGTGATAGTCCTCGTAGTCCAGAACATAGGCGTTCCCGTCAAGGAACTCGAAAGTCATTCGCCAGTTGCCACTCACGGCGACTGACCAGCGCCCATCCAAATCGCCCTTGAGCGGATGCAGGCGAAAGCCCGGGATATCCATATCGTCAATCGTCTGCGCCGTATCCAAAGCCACCAGTTGCATTCGCAGCCGCTTGGCATGACTGGCCTGGATGCCCGAGGTACTGCCTGTGTCGAAGAGTTTTCGCAGGCCTTTGTGGCGAAACGATTTGATCATGGCACATCTTAGCATGTTGCGCAACACGCAACAAATCAGTCTGAATCAGGAATCCCCATGACCGATTTGCCTTACCTGGCGTCCCGCCTGTACGGAACGCCGCTGCTCATTGCACGCCCCAAGCTCGAAGTCATTCTTGGGGTGATGGCCAAAAAGCTCGCTGGCGATACGCTGGCCACACCGCCGCCCGGGCAGGTGGCCAGAGCCGATGCGCATGATGACCTCCAGATGGTGGAGGGCATCGCGGTGATCTCGATCCTTGGCACCCTGGTGCGTCGATCGTCGTACATCGGTGCGGCCAGTGGCCTGACCAGCTACGCCGACATTGAGGCCATGGCCGAGGCGGCTTTTGCTGATCCACAGGTGCGTGCCGTGCTGCTGGAGACCGACTCCAGCGGTGGCGAGGCGGGAGGCGTGTTCGACCTGGCCCAGCGATTGCGGCAACTGGCGCAGACCTCGGGCAAACCGCTGTGGGCGATTGCCGATGAAGCTGCACTGTCTGCCGCCTACGCCATTGCCTGTGCGGCAGAGCGTCTGTGGCTGACCCGCACCGCCGAGGTCGGCTCGATTGGTGTGGTGGCGGTGCATGTCGATGAGTCGGAGGCCGATGCCAAGGCAGGGCTGACCTACACCTTCTTGCACGCAGGCGCCCATAAGGTCGATGGCCATCCGCATGCACCGCTGCCAGCCCCGGTGGCAGCAAGCATCCAAACCGATCTCGATGGTCTGCACAGCCAGTTCATCGATCTGGTGGCTGGCTTTCGGCGCTTGACCCCGGAGGTGGTTGGCGCCACCGAGGCCCGCGTTTATCGCGGTGAGGCGGCCGTCACAGCGGGCCTGGCCGACCAGATCGGCACCACCCGCGAGGCACTGGCCGCTCTGCAACGCCAGTTGGCCATGTCTGGCGGGCGCAGTTTGCGCGCCCGCGCGGCTGCTGTATCGGCATCACACAGCGCTGCGCATGCCACTTTTTCTTCCACCCAGGAGACTTCCATGAATGACCACAACCCCGTCCAGCCAGCTGACGACACCCTTGAGGGTTCGAACGCGAAGCCAAACCCAACCCCAGCGCAGCCAGCGCAAACCCCGCCGCCACTCGATGAAGCGGCCATCACCGCCCAGGTCGAACAGCGTCTGCGCCGCCAGTTGGCCGAATTGACCGAGATCGCTGCCCAGGCTAAACGTCTCGGTGTCACCGTCGATCCGGCTCAGGCTTTGGCCCGAGGCGTCACCCCCGATGCGCTGCGCCAGTCGGTACTGAAGCAAGCCGCCGAGCGCGATGTGGCGCAAGACATCGTGGCGCAAGCACCGGCACAGTCTTCTCAGTCGTCATCCACCCAACCCCAATGCGTCGCTGACAGTCCCCTGGTCAAAGCGGCCCAAGCCTATGGAGCCCGTCAATGAGCACACCTTTGATTTCCCCTGCCACCCTCGGTGATCTGGTCAAACGCGAGTCAGACCCGGATTACACCCGCGAGAGCGTGACCCTCAAGGCCGGTGTCGCCTATAGCATCGGCTCGGTGCTCGGTCGCATCACCGCCAGCGGTGTTTACGCCTTGTCACCAGCGGCCTCCACTGCTGGCCTTGAAGGCGCCGAGATCGCCTGCGCCGTGCTGCTGCACGCTGTGCCTGTCTCGGACACCGACACCCAAGCGGTGGTTTTGGTTCGTGGCCCGGTCATCGTGGCTGACCGCGCCCTGGTCTTTGACGCCACTGTCGTTGATGCCGCAGCCCAATCCCTCAAACACCAGCAACTCGCAGCCCACGGCATCGTGGTGCGCACGGTGGCTTGATCAGTCTGCTGATCTCAATCTTTTTTCCAGGAGTTCTCTCATGACTGTGATCGTCAATCCTTTTGATGCAGGCGGCTTTGGGCTGGCCGAGATGTCGGCTGCCATCCAGTTGCTGCCCAACCCTTATGGTCGGGTCGGCCAGTTGGGGCTGTTTGCGCCTGAGCCCATCTCGCAGCGCAATGTCACCATCGAATCCATCGAGGGTGAGCTGCGCCTGCTGCCCGCCGTGGCAGTGGGGGCGCCCGCGACCGTGGGCACCACCGACAAGCGCGAAGTGCGTTCCTTCTCGGTGCCCCATATCCCGCACAATGATGTCGTCTTGCCCGAGGAAGTCAGCGGTATCCGGGGTCTGGGTCTGGCCAGTGCGCAAGACCCGCTGGTCACCGTGATGACGCGCAAGCTTGCCCGCATGCGTGCCAAACATGCGCAGACGCTGGAGTACATGCGGGTCAATGCCTTGCTGGGCGTGACCAAGGACGGTGCGGGCAATGTCCTCTACGACTGGCACACCGCATTTGGCCTGACCAAGAAGTCGGTGGACTTCAAGTTTGCCGAAGACAAGGACCTGGTCATTCGCTGCACGCAAGTGGCCCGCCAGATCGAGGAGAACCTCAAGGGCGAGATGATGACCAGCATCCACGCCCTGGTCAGCCCCGAGTTCTTTGACAAGCTGGTCACCCACGCCTCGGTGGAGAAGGCCTACACCTTCGCCCAGGGCACGGCGGGCACCAATCCGCTCAAAGACGATGTGCGCCGGGGTTTTCGCTTTGGCTCGATCCTGTTTGAGGAGTATTTCGGCACGGTCACGCTTTCTAACGGCGACACCGTGCGGCTGATTCCCGAGAAGGAGGGCATTGCGTTTCCGCTGGGCACCTTCGACACCTTTCGCACCTACTTCGCCCCGGCCAACCTGATGGAAGCGGTCGGCACCTATGGCCAGGAGCTCTATGCCTACCAGTTGGCACGGCCCAATGGCACCGGTATCGACATCTACACCCAGTCGAATCCGCTGCCGATTGTGAAACGCCCGGCGCTGACGGTGCGGCTGCATTCGAGCAATGGCTGGTGATCGTCATGACGGTCTTCGGTGATCTGACCAAAGCCATGTCGGCCATTGTGCTCACCACCTTTGGTGAGCCGGTGGTGTTTCACCTCGAAGGGCAGTCAGCGTCTCTGGCAAGCCGGGGTGTGTTCACCGCCGCGCACCAGGAGGTCGATGCCAGCACCGGGGTGGCCGTGTCCAGTGTGCAGCCGGTGCTGGAGGTGCGGCAGGCCGACTTGCCCGCCACCCCGACCGAGGGCGATGCGGTCACGGTGCAAGGTGTGCTCTACCTGATCGTCGAGGTTCGCCCTGATGGCCATGGTTTTCTGAAACTGATGCTGCACAAAGGGGGCAGTGGCCATGAAACATCCACGCACCCTGATTCGTGAGGCGGTAGCCGCGTTACTTTCGGCAAATTTGCCGAAGGTTGACCCGCGCATGACTGCTGCACGCATCAGCATCCACCGCGCAACGCCACTGTTTGCCGCCAAGCTGCCTGCCATCCTGATCTACACCCGCGATGAGCGCATCGAGGATCAGCCCAACGCCGATCCTGGCTTGCGCTACCGTAAGCTCGAACTGTGGGTCGAGATCATCGCCAGCGGCGACGCCGCAGCCGAAGAGGCCGATGTGCTGGCCCAGGCGGTGGAAGCCATCCTCGATCTTGATGAGACCCTGGGTCTGCTGGTCGAAGGCACCCGTCTGACCCGCACCGAGGTCGATCAGGGTGGTGAGGGCGACACACCGGTGCTGGCGGTGCGCTTGTCGTTTGAGGTCAGCTACTGGACCCAGCCATTGGACACTGATGAGGGCGAACTTCCGCTGCAGGTGCTCTACAGCTGGGTACCGCGCATTGGCATCCCCCATGAGCCCGACTACCAGCCCCTGCTCGACCCGAACGGAGTCACGCCATGAGTGAGCGCCATCTGCACCAGGACATGACCGAGGCCGAGCGGCGGCTAAGCAATCTGGTGCTGCTGGGCCAAGTGGCTGAACTCGATGCCCAACGTGCCCGGGTACGTGTACAGGCCGGTCCCATCCTGACCGCCTGGCTGCCGTTTGCCACCGCACGCGCCGGCCCTGATCGCACCTGGCACGTGCCAGAACCTGGCGAACAGGTGGTGCTGGTCGCTCCGGGCGGCGATCTCAATCAGGCCGTGGTGGTGGGCTCGCTCTACCGCCAAGCCTATCCAGCCCCAGCCGACAGTGCCGACATCAGTCGCACCGAATGGAAAGACGGCGCTGCTCTGGCCTATGACCGCCAGCACCACCACTGGCATCTGTCGGTGCCCGGTGGCGGTGGTGGCAAGATCGTGCTGGAGATTGGCCCCAGCAAGATCGAGATGGGTGATTCGGGCATTCGCATCACCGCGCCCCGCATTGATCTGAACTGAGCCTGCTGCAGGAGATGTGCCATGGCCACCTGGATCCCTGATCCTGAAGTCATTCCGTGGCTGGAGGTGCTGGCCAATGCCACATTTGTCGCTGCACCCATTGTGGCTGTCGATGAAGACGGGACACCGGCCAGCCATTACGATTTTGAGATCGTCGGGCCACGACCCAAGATCATCGGTCTGCAGGTCAGCCAGGACGAAGCCGGACTGGTGATCGCGGTGCCGCAGGTCATCACGGGCCTCTACCCACCCATCGAGATCGAATACCAGACGCCGCTGCCAGACGGTGGCCGCCAGACGGGCTATTGCCTGGACTTTCCGGAGATCCCGGTCGAGGCCGACGAGATCATTCGCTTTACGCCGCGCATGGAAGCCCATCTGGACTGGACCTTTCTGATCACCGCGTACTTTGCGCGTGGTTCGGCGAGTGCCGAGTTCATCCTGCGTGTGCGTGCCGACTGGACACCCGGGCGTGATGCGCTCAAAGGAGCTGTCGATGCCCGCCGTCACCAAGTTCGGTAGTTCATGCTCGGGCCACGCCTGCTGGCCACCCCGAGCCAATATCCAGGGCTCGCCCAATGTTTTCGTGAACGGCATTGCCGCGCACCGGCAAAGCGATGCCTGGGCCACGCACTGCTGCGACGAGTCCTGTCACGACGCGGTGCTCGCCTCGGGTAGCAGCACGGTCTATTGCAATGACCTGCAGCTGTGCCGCATTGGTGACCCGGTCAGTTGTGGGTCGGTAGCGGCCAGTGGCAGTCAGAATGTGTTTGCGGGTGGGTAGGGAGGAGCGTCAGTTTGCCTTGCCCATCGCCGTTTCCTCACACAAAAGTGGCGGCCGACACCCCGAAGCGCTCGCTCAGTGCTCGCACTTGGCGAATGTTGAGCTCGCGCTTGCCGGTCAGGATTTCTGAGACAACGCCCTGGCTGCCGATCTCCGTGAGATCGCTTTGTTTGAGACCGTGCTGCTCCATCAGGAACTTCAGGGCTTGCACACCGGTGGTCTCGGGCAGCGGGTGGTGGTGCTCCTCGTAGTCCTCGATGAGGTCGCCCACGATGTCGACCAGCCCCATTGCGGGATGGGCTTCGTCACCCTGGGTTTCATCCAGCAGGGCTTCGAGCATCTCGGTCATTCGCTCGTAATGCGCTTCATCCCGGATGGGGGCGATGTCGGTAGCAGATCGGAACTGTTCCCAGACCGGGAGCAGGTAATTCATGTCGATGGGGGCATTCATGTTTTCCAAGCTCCTTTGTCGTAATCTTGGTGAGTGAGCACCGCCTTGATGTACACAATCTGCTTCTCGAATCGGATGTAAGTGATCAGCCGGTACTTGTTGCCGCCGATGTCGAACACCGCTAAATCGCCGACCTTGTCCACCGCATTGAAGGTCGCTTTGAGCTCGGCCCAGTTGGCAAAGCGGTTCTTCTCAATCACCCGCCGCCAACCCTGCAAGGGGGCTTCGGCCTGGGGATGGTCGACAGCGAAGGCCCGCAAGGCACTGTTGCTGATGATTTTCATGGCGCGAGTTTATCTCAAATAGAGATATTTGCAAGCAAATCAACGATGGGAGCCCGCCATGCTCGGAATGAACGCCCACACCGGCCAATCCCTTGCTGGCCTGAATCACCTGCGCCAGAGCATTGCCGACATCCTGTCCACGCCCTTGAACACCCGGGTGATGCGCCGCGACTACGGCTCGCGCTTGCCCGAACTCATTGACCAGCCTATCACCCCGCGATTGGCGGTCGAACTCTACGCTGCCACCGCCGAGGCGCTGCGCCGCTGGGAGCCGCGTTTCAAGCTCACCCGTGTGCGCCTCTCTGACGCCCGGGCCGGCTGGGTAGAACTGACCCTGGAAGGTGAAGTGCGGCTACAAGGATTCGAGGGCCAGACGGTCACCTTATCTGGCTTGAGTATCGGCACTGGAGGACGCCCATGATTGCGACCACCTTGGCTCCCGAACTCGCGGGTCTGCCCAGCCCACAGGTGCTGGAGACCCTGCGCTTTGAGACCGTGTTCGATGCGCTGCTGCGTGACTTCCAGGTGCGCTACCCGCAGTACAGCGCGCTACTCGCATCTGACCCGGCCATCAAGCTGATCGAGGTCGCGGCTTATCGTGAGTTGCTGCTGCGATCCCGAATCAATGAAGCCGCGCGGGCGAACTTGCTGGCCTTTGCGGTGGGCAACGACCTGGAACACCTCGGCGCCTTCTATGGTGTCACTCGACTTCCGCAGGAACAGGACGAGCCGCTGCGCCGGCGCATCCGTGCGCGCATCATGGGCTTTGCCAATGCCGGGGGTGCGGCGCACTACCGCTACTGGGCGCTGTCCGCCTCGCCTGAGGTGGCTGATGTCGCTGTCGACAGCCCTGGCCCGGGGCGGGTGCGCATCAGCGTGCTGCCCACAGGCCACAGTGACACCGTGCCGGAATCGCTGCTGGAAACCGTGCGCGCCACCGTGATGCGTGACGACGTGCGGGTGCTGACTGACACCGTGGAGGTGGTGCCGGTGAGTCTGGTGCCGGTCACTGTGGTCGCGCAGATCTGGCTTTACCCCGACACGCCGATGGCGGTGTTTGACGGTCTGACGCAACGACTGACCCAGTCCATGGCCCAGGCCGCCGTGCTTGGCTGGGACCTGACACGTTCCTGGCTGATCGGGCAACTGCAGCAAAGCGGTGTTCACAAGGTCGAGTTGATTAGCCCGGATGCCAACATTCGTATCCACAGCACCCAGGCGGTGCGCCTGACCGGTGTCCAGTTGACCTTTGCGGGCACAGACCGGTGAATCGCTGAACTCGGGGTTTTCTGCCAAGGAGGGCGCATGACTGCTGATCATCTGCTGCCACCCAATGCCACGGTGCCGGAGCGCGCGCTCTCCGTCTCAACCGATTTGCTCACGCGCCTGGCCGGTGACGCTGAGGGGCTGGCCGGTTTCAAGACCGACCCCAGCGACAGTCTGCTACCCTGGCTGATCTGGGAGTACGGCCTGGGTGAGTTGCTGCCCTACCTGCCCGAGCCAAGGCAAGCGATTGTCGAAGGTATCCGCTGGCAGCGCCTGCGCGGCACCCCGGCGGCGCTCACCACGGCACTGTCGTGGATCGGCGCAACTGCCACGGTCGAGCAGGAAACCCCGGGCATTCACTTTGCCGAGTTTCAGTTCGATCCGGGTGGGGTGTTGGATGACGATGCGCTGATTGCCAACCTGATCGCGATTGCCCGGCTGTCCGCCCCGGTGCGCTCCCGGCTGTCCCGTATCTACCATGGCTGGGATTTGCGCCGCTTGGTGCTCGACGACAGCATCCTGGGCGAAGCCTTGCTGTCCGATCACAGCGGCGTGTTCTGGCAGGATGGGCAGACCAAGCTCTCTTTTGGCCGGGCGCGCCAATTGGCAAACCCACCGCCCGACATCGCCTTAATTGCGGCCCGCGAAGCGGTGCGCTATGCGACAGCCCGGCTGATGGATCGCTACCTGCTGGACTTCTCCAGTCTGGGTGATCCCGGGCATACGCCCAACGAAGACATCCTGCATTCGCACTTGTTCACGCTGGCCAATGCGCTGGGCGTGGCCGATCCGCTGGGGCTGCGACCCGAGCGCAAGTTCTGCAAAGCGATGGTGGTGTTGTCCGACAGCACGCCCTTGGGTGACATCAACGCCAACCTGCCAAGGTTTGTCTGGCAGGAGACAGGGGCGCCGATTTCACTGGGCGGTGGCGATCCCTTGTCCGCCACACCACACCGGTTGACACGGGTGGAAGTGCTGGAACGCCTCTATGCGGTGCATCCCGCCAGCGCCGAGGTGCCAAGCTTGCGTGCCCAACCCTCACGTTCAATTGGGCACAGCAGCCGCGCAGCGGCACCGGGCAATGGGCAACTGGGCCAACTGAGGCTGGGCGACACGCCGGTGCAGCCTGGCCCGCGTGGGGCCATGACCCGGTTGTCCGTCTCGCACAACCGGGTCGGCCAACGCTGGATCGATCAAGGGGTCTGGCCTGCCAAGCGCTGGCGTGATCTGTGGCGCGCGCCCGAGGCAGCCGCGCAAACGGGCTTGCTGCCTGCCCGGCAGTTCTGCAAAGCGCAGATCGTGCTCTCGGACGCTGTGCTGGGTGAGGTCAACAGCCGCACCCCGCGCCGGGCGCTCCATCGCACCCGACCCATCGATCGATTGGGATATCTCATTTTGGGAGAGGCCGCCGAGATCGAATGGCGGCCACTCACAGAGATGCAAATTTGCATCTCTGGCTTCACTGAAGCCACAGCCTATGTTTTCGATGATGCTCACCCGAGCTTGTGGCGCCTGCTGACTGGCAGCACACCGGCCTACCTCGATTCACACGTTGCACCCGCACGCGTGCCGGTCCTCAGCACCCGCGCTGCCTGGAGCGGCCAGACCTGGACCGGTGTGCGCTGGCCGGCGTCGAGCTGGGCTGAGACCCGCGAGCTGATTGGAACCGCCCACACCTCGCAGTCCTGATTCGGCGGCGCCATGGGCGCTGCTGCTTTGTATTTTTTCTTCAATTTCTGGAGCCCCAGATGGCCATTCTGACCACCAGCGGTCGCGCTGCACTTGCTGCTGCGATCAAACAACAAACCCTGCACCTGGCCCTGGGCGAGGGCGATCCCTTGTGGGACACCAGCAAAGCGATCAGCACGCCGTTTGATGAAGCCGGGGTGATCGTGCTGGGTTTCATGCACCTGGCTGACATCCGGGTGACCTCGCTCGATGAGGCGACCGAGTATCTGCTTGATGTCGACTACAGCGCGAATGCCCGCGAGGGCGTGATCCGGCGCCTGCCCGGCAGCAGCATTCCCGAGGGCGGCGATGTGACGGTGCATTTCAAGATCGAGCACCCGCCCGAGCCGATTGACCAGACCACGCTCTTGCGCGAGGTCGGTCGCCGCTTGGTCGATGAAGTGCATTTTGTGCTGGCCGACCCCGAGGGCGAGATCGTGGTGCCGACCGGGCGCTACCGGATGAGTACCGAGCCCACCAACCACCTGTTCATCCGCGTGCGTTTTGACTTTGAGGATGCCGCCACCAGCGTGGTGCGCGAGCAGGGCCTGTTTGTCGGCACCCAGACCGATGCGGCTTTGCAGGCCTTGGCACCGGGGCAGAAGTTCTTTATCCCGGCCCAGATCACCGATCCGGGCATTTTGCTCGTGCTGCAGAACTCGGTGCCCATCGTGCGCCAGCCCTCAACGCGCGAAACCTTTGAATTTGTCGTCACCTTTTAAGCGAGGCCAGCCATGATCGAGCGTTACTACAACCTGTTTGACCCGTCCAAGCACTACAGCCAGTTGCTGTTTCGCGCCGGTGATGGCCTGCAGTCCCGAGAACTCAATGAAATCCAGAGCACTCTGATCCACCGCCTGCAGGGTGTGGCTGATGCGCTGCTCAAAGACGGCGACATTGTGAGTGGCGCCAACCTGCAGATCGATGCCGACACTGGTCTGGTGACGCTGGAGGCGGGGCGGGTCTATCTGCGCGGCGCGGTGCGTGAGGTCCCTGCCGCCACCTTTACCGTGCCAACCTCTGGCCGGATGGCCGTGGGCGTGCGTTTCACCACCCGCAGCGTCACCGAGCTCGAAGACCCCACCCTGCGCGAACCGGCAGTGGGCGTGCGCAACTACCAGGAGCCGGGTGCTGGTCGCTTGCAGGAGACCCTGGCCTGGGGTTGGGAAGGGGCGGGCACCCGTGATGGTCAGAGCGGCGACTTCCATGCGGTCTATGCCCTGGACAATGGTCTGCTGGAGAACCGCCGCCAGCCGCCGGTGCTCGATGGCGTGGTCACCAGTCTGGCGCGCTATGACTTTGATGCCAATGGCCACTATGTCGTCGACGGGCTGGGCGTGCGGTTTCTGGACACCGATACCGGTACCCAGGAGCATATTTTCTCGGTAGCGGAGGGGCGCGCCAATATCGATGGCTTCAAGGTGGAGCGCACCCAGTCCCAGCGCCTGCGGCTGGCCATCGATCCTGATCTGCAGCGCATCTCCAGCGAGCCGCAGGTGTTCAATGATTCGGGTGATGGCGCCATGGTCGTTATGATCAACCGCCCACCCTTGGCCCAGGTGCTGGACATCAAGGTCACGCAAGCCAAGACCGAGACCGTGGTGCATGGCGCCTTTACCGGCAGCCGCGATGTGCTGACCGAGCCGACGGTGGTGGCGGTGCTGAGCATTGCGCAAGGGGCAAGCAGCTATGCGCAAGGCACGGACTACAAGGTGGTGGGCGATGAGATCGACTGGTCACCCGGTGGCGCTGAGCCCGCACCAGGTTCGAGCTACCAGGTCACCTACCAGTTTATTGCCAGCATCACGCCCAGTGATCTGACCGATACCGGCTTTACCGTCTCAGGCGTGGTGCAGGGCTCGACCATGTACATCGACTACCAGTGGAAGCTGCCGCGCGTCGATGTGCTGGCCTTGACTGCCGAGGGCCAGGTCGAGCGCATCAAGGGGATTTCGCAAGTCAGAAACCCCATCGCTCCCACCGTGCCGGCTTCGCGCCTGGCCTTGGCTGGGATTGCCTATGACTGGCGCAGCGGCTCGCCACCGGTGGTGCGCAATATTGCCATTCGCACCATCAAGGTCTCGGAGCTGACTGCCATGCAGCAGAGAATCGCCGATCTGTATGACCTGATGGCCCTGGAGCGCCTGCGGGTGGATGCCAATATCCGTGAACCGGCTGCCAAGAAGGGCTTGTTTGTTGACAATTTTCTGGATGATGATTTGCGCGATCAGGGGGTGGCGCAAAGCGGGGCGATTGTGGCGGGTGTGCTCACCTTGCCGATTTCTGCCTTGGCCCAGCATGTGAGCGAGAACGGCCATGTCCTCATCACCCTGGACTACAGCTTGACGCCGGTGATCGAGCAACTGGCCCGCACAGGTTCGATGAAGATCAACCCGTATCAGGCCTTCGATCCGGTGCCGGCATGGGTGAGCTTGAATCCTGCCACCGACCAGTTCACGGTGACGAACACCAGCTGGGCGTCGGATGTGACCGAGCGGCTGATCACCGGCAGCGGTGTGCTCGAGCGGGTGGTCGAGACCCGGCAATCAGAACAAGTGCTCGACAGCCGCAGCGAGGAGGCCGAGTTTTTGCGCAGCCTTGACATCGCCTACAGCGTCACAGGCTTTGGCCCCAGCGAAGCACTGGCACAACTGCGCTTTGATGGCATCGCCATTTCTCAGCCCGCAGGCACGGCAGCCGATGCTGCGGGGCTGCTCACCGGCAGTTTTGCGATTCCGCCAGATATTCCGGCTGGCGCCAAGCTGGTGGAGTTTCTCGGAGCAGGTGGCAGCTACGGCTCTGCGACCTACGTGGGGCGCGGCCAGATCGTCACCGAGACGCGCCGTCGCATCCTCACCACCGTGGTCAACCGCTGGGACCCGCTGGCGCAAACTTTCACGCTACCAGAGCGGCGCGTGATTGGTGGGCTGGAGCTGTGGTTTACGGCCAAGGGTGAAGGTGTGAATGGTGGTGCACCGGTGATCGTGCAGATCCGCGAAACCCAAGTGGGCCTGCCCACCACCACGGTGCTGACCGAGGGGCGCCTGGCGGCATCCGACATCAAGACCGATGGCAACCCGACCCGCATCACCCTGGACCCAGTGGCACTCGAGGCCAACCGCGAGTATGCGCTGGTGGTGCTCACCGATGACGCCAACCATGCGGTCTCGGTGGCCGAACTGGGCAAGTACGACCCGCAAACCGGCTGGGTGACGGCGCAGCCCTACCAGATTGGGGTGCTGCTGTCATCTTCCAACGGCATCACCTGGACGCCACACCAGACGCAGGACCTCACTTTCCGGCTGCTGGGCTGCCGCTTTACGCAGACTTCTCGGACCGTCACCCTGGGCCAGTACACCGTGGCTGACCTGTCGGACATCATGGCGCTTGCTGGCGTTGAGCGCCCTGCCACCGGTACCGATGTGCAGTTTCTGGCCACCGATGCGCAAGGGCGGACCTACACCCTGTCGGAAGACCAGGGTCTGGCGCTGTCGGAGAAGCTCTCTGGCAATCTGGCGGTGTCGGCCCAGCTCACCGGGACCGATGTATCCAGTCCGATCCTCTACCCGGGCACCCAGCTGGTGTTTGGCACCTTGGAGGCCGCTGGCGACTACCTCTCGCGCGCCATACCCGCCGATGCCAGCTTCAATGTTTCCGTCACCTTCGATGCGCTCACGCCGGGTACGTCCAGCGTTTCGGTGCAAGCCGAGTCCAGCACCCCCGGCAGCTTTGTCGATCTGGCCTTATCGGCGGGCGTGGAAGTGGGCAATGGCTGGGTCGAGCGTACCTACCGCGCCCAGAGCCTGATCGGCGTCGGTGCGGATCGAACTACCCGGGTCAAGCTGGTGTTGGCAGGCCATCCGCAGTACCGGCCCTTTGTGCGCAATTTGCGCGTGATCGTCACCTGAGCTGATCAGCTGTCACCCACAGGAGCAATGACTTCATGGAAGAACGAACTCCCAACCTGAACTTGCCGCTGCCCCATCCCGAACACCTGCTGGTCGAGGATGTGGGGCGCCTGCGTGAAGCGCTGGTGTCGCTCGATGCGGTGGTATCGCGCCGGGCGCGCGATAGCGTGGCGATTGCTGCAGGCAGCGGCTTGATGGGCGGTGGCGATCTGCAGGAGAGCCGCACGCTGGCGGTGGCCTTTGCCTCCCAGGCGCAAAGTGAACAAGCCAGTGCCAGCGACGTAGTGATGAGCCCGCGCTCCACTGCGCAATCCATCGATGCCCGCCTGGCAGATGAAGACGCGGCGCAGGCGGGCGAATCAGCTGCGCTGCTCATGACGCCGCTGCGCACCCGGCAGGTGCTCGATGGGCAGTTTCAGATGCGGCTGGCCAGTCAGGCTGAGGCCCAGGCGGGTGAAGACGCCCAGCAACTGATGACCCCGCTGCGCAGTCATCAAGCCATCGATGCCCGTCTGGCGACCCGGCTGGCCACCCAGCAGCAAGCCCAGGCTGGTCTGGATGACACCCAGCTCATGACCCCGCTGCGGGTGGCGCAGTATCTCACCATACAGCCCAAGGGCGAGATCAAACGTCTGGCGCGCACAAGCAACGTCAAACTCACGGCTGCCGAGTTTGGCCGCTTCATCGACATCACCAGCGGCACGTTTACACAAACCTTCGATCCGGCCGCCTCATTGGGCGAGGGCTGGTTCTGTTACCTCAAGAACAGCGGCAGCGGCGATGTCACGCTCGACCCCAACGCCAGCGAAACCCTTGATGGCCAAACAAGCTTCATCATGTACCCGGGCGAAGTGCGACTGCTGCTGTGCGACGGCACCGTCTTGCGTTCGGTGGTCTTGAACGCCTTCTACAAAGTCTTCTCCAGCAGCGGCAGTTTCAAGAAGCCGCCGGGCTACACCGGCTTTGAAGTGGAAGTCATCGGCGGTGGTGCCGGGGGCAACGGTGGCCGGCCCACCATCATCGGTGGCACCAGCGCACAAACCCGCAATGCTCAGCCCGGCGGCGCTGCCGGGCGACGTCTGGCCCCGGTGTTTTTTGCCAGTGGCGAACTCGAAGACAGCAGCACCGTGGTCGTTGGTTCCGGTGGCAATGGCGGCGCATCCAACGCCAACGGCGGTGCGGGCGGGGCCAGCAGCTTTGTGTCCGCCCAGGTCCTGGGCAGTGGCGCAGCTGGCCTGCCCGAGATCGCCGGGATTCGCCGCTGTGGCTCCGCCGGGGGCAAGGCGGGCAACACAGCGCTCAACTACAACTCGGCCACCGGCAACCGAGGCGACAACGGCAGTGCCAATGACACGAGCGTCGCGCTGGCGCAAGGTGGCAATGGCGCCAGTGTGGGGAACTATCTGAACACGGGGACCTACAGCGCGAGCGCAGAAGCTGGCCAAAGCACCAGCGTGCCGTTTTGCTCTGGCGCGGGTGGGGGCAGTGCGGGTGGTGGCGCCGCCACCAATCTGTCCGGGGCGCAGCTGGCCATCACGCTGGTGGGCGGTGACGGTGGCCATGCCGGCGTGGGGGCGGGCGGTGGCGCCGGTGGGGATGCTGTGGTGGTCTGGGGCTACAGCAACCAGATCAGCTACCAAACGTATCCCGCCTTTACGGTGACTGGCGGGCGCGGCGGCAACGGCGGGCCGGGCCAGGTCTCTATCTGGGGAGTGATCTGAGATGGCACGCTACGCAATCATTGAAGAGGGCATCGTCACCAACCTGGTCGAAGCCACTGCCAAGTTTGCCAAGAGCCAGGGCTGGCTTGCCTGTGCGGATGGGGATGTCGGCTGGCTTTGGGATGGTGCGCAGTTTCTGGCACCTGAGCCAGAACCCATGGCGCCAGATCGGCTCATGGCCGAGATCGTGCAAGCCACCCAGTCCAGGCTCGATGCGTTTGCACAGACCCGTCACTACGACGGCATCCTGTCGGCCTGCAGCTACGCCAGCAGCACCTTGCCCAAGTTTCAGGCCGAGGGTCTGTATTGTGTGCAAGCGCGTGATTCGACCTGGGCCGTGCTCTACACCATCCTGGCGCAGGTCGAAGCCGGGGAGCGGCCACTGCCTCAAGGCTATGCCGAACTGCAGGCAGAGCTGCCCGCACTGACCTGGCCCGATGAGGGGTCGACGGTGGAGGGCGGGACATGATGCACGTCATCGCTCAGCGTCTGTCGCTGCTGGCCCTGTGGGGCTTGTGCCAGATCACGGTGGTCATGGCCTCGCTGTGGATGCTGGCCGCTGCCCTGGCAGGCAGCAAACGGGCCTGGACCCTGGCTGTCGCCCACGACCAACTGGCCAATGCCGCTTTTGGTGGGCATGAGGACGAGACGCTGTCCAGCCGCGCCGGTAAGGCTGCCAGAAATGGCAAGCGCTGGGCCTGCGTTCTGTGCCGCTTGCTGGATCAGCTCGATCCCAAGCACTGCGAGAAGGCTATCGAGCCTGATGAGGGCAAGCCGCTGCGCTGAACACGCAACCAGCTTTTCCCTATTCACCCCTGATTTATTCCGTCAATTGGCGGACTTTTTGTTTCTGGAGAACTCCCATGGCAGACCAATTCCTGCACGGTATTGAACTTATCGAGATTGAAGAGGGCGGGCGCACGGTGCGCACCGTCAAGTCCTCGGTCATCGGCCTGGTGGGCACCGCGCCCCAAGCCTCCACCGCCCGCACCGCCAGCCTGACCCTGGGCCAAGGGGCTGCGGCACTGACCTTTGCCGCCAAGGCCCCCGGCGCCCTGGGCAACACCCTGCGCGTCCAGACCCGCGCCGCCACAGAACCCAATGCGCCACTGACAGTCAGTCTGGATACCCGCACCCCGGGCAGCACCCTGATTCAGGTGACCCTGGCCACCGATCCCGACGGGGCGCGTATCAGCACCGCTGCTGAAGTCGCTCAGGCGCTGATGGCAGAACCCAGCATGGCGGCCCTGCTGAACGTGACTGCAGGCGGTGAGGGCTCCGGCGTGGTAGCCGCCACCTTGGGCTCGCGCGGTCTCGATGGTGGCATGGATGAGCCCTTTGCGTTCAATGTCCCGGTGCTGGTCAATAACCGCCGCCTCGCTGCGCACCTGGGCGAGTCCGGTACCTTGCCTACAGCTTTGCGCGCCATCGAGGATCAGGCCTCGCCCTTTGTCTATGTGGTGCGTGTGCCGCAAGGGGCGACACCGGATGAGACCCTGAGTGCGGTCATCGGCGGGCTCGATCCGGCCACAGGGCAACTCGCCGGGATTGCGGCGCTGCAGGAAACCCGCGCCGAGATGAAGTCGCGCATCCTGATCGCCCCGGGCTTTAGCCAGCACAAGGCAGTCGCCGATGCGCTGATTGCCGTGGCGAACAAGACCCGGGCGATTGCGGTGATCGATGGTCCCAACACCCATGACGAAGCAGCCATCGACTACCGCGCCCAGTTTGGTTCCGACCGCGCCTATGTGGTCGATCCGTGGCTGGTGGTGCGCGCCCGCGATGGCTCGGAGGTGGTTGAGCCGCCATCTGCTCGCGTGGCCGGGCTGATCGCCCAGTCCGACGAGGATCGGGGCTTCTGGTTCAGCCCGTCCAACCAGGTGGTCACCGGGGTGCTGCGTACCGCGCGCCCGGTCTCCTGGGCCATCAACGATCCCAACACCCAGGCCAACTACCTCAACGAGTTCTCGGTGGCGACCTTTGTGTCCCACGACGGCATTCGCCTGTGGGGCAACCGCACCTGCGCGACCGACAGCCGCTGGGCGTTTCTGTCAGTGAGGCGCACCGCCGACATGATCAACGAATCCTTGGTCAAGGCGCATCTGTGGGCGGTGGACAGGAATATCACCCGCACCTATGTCGAGGAAGTGACCGAGATGGTCAATGCCTATCTGCGCCAGTTGAAGGCCCAGGCGGCGATTCTGGGCGGGCGCTGCTGGGCCGACCCTGAGCTCAACACCGCGCAGGCCATGGCCGATGGCCGGGTGTATTTCGACTTTGACTTCACTGCCCCGTACCCGGCCGAGCACATCGTGTTTCGCTCGCACCTGGTGGGTGACTATCTTGAAGAAATTCTGTAAGGAGAGACGACCATGGCGATTGAACTACCGCATGTCCTGAAGAACATGAATCTCTTTGTCGATGGGCGCGGCTACGCCGGGCGGGTCGACGAGATCAAGCTGCCCAAACTGACCCTCAAGACCGAGGAGCACCGTGCCGGGGGCATGGATATTCCGGTGGAGATCGAACTGGGGATGGACAAGCTTGAAGCTGAGCTCACGATTTCCGACTTCGATCCAGAGGTCTTCAAGCTCTTTGGGCTGCTGGACTCCACCCGCACCCAGATCACCCTGCGCGGGGCGATCCAGGCGCAGGGCACGGTGGCCCGGCCGGTGATTGTCAATCTCGCTGGTGGCTGCAGGGAGATCGAGGCCAGTGCGTGGAAGCCCGGTGACAAGAGCACGCTGACCCTGCAGGTGGCAGCGCACTACTACAAGCTCACCATCGCCGATGAGGAGCTTGTGGAAATCGATGCCGTGAACCTGGTGCGCAAGGTCGGCGGGGTCGATCAGATGGCGGAGATTCGGGCCGCCATCGGGGTGTGAGTGATACGGTCATAGCGCGGGATGTGAGAGAGCACATCGCTCAAGCGCTCGCGCACCATCTCGGTATCGTAGTGGGCCTGCAGGGCCAGCCAGCCCTCGGCATCGACGCCAAAGAATGCACCCAGTCGAGCTGCCGTATCGGCGGTAATCGCCCGGTGGCCCTGCACGATTTCATTGATGCGCCGACGCGGCACATCGATCGCCTTGGCCAGCGCGTACTGGCTGATGCCCAGGGGTTCGAGCCAGTCCTTGAGCAGGATGTCACCCGGATGGGCCAGGGGTACTTCGCGTGTCATGGTGTGTCCTCCATCAGTGGTAATCCACGATCTCAACCTGCCAGGCATGGCCTGCCTCCCACACGAAGCACACCCGCCATTGGTCGTTAATGCGAATGCTGTGCTGTCCCGCCCGGTCTCCTGAGAGCGCTTCCAGGCGGTTGCCCGGAGGCACCCGCAAGAAGTCCAGGTTGGGTGCCGCGTGCAACTGCTGCAGCTTGCGCATCGCCGTCGCTTCAAAGGCCACGAAACGGGGAATGCGCTTTCCTGAGAAGAACACGTCCGTATCGCGGCAAGTAAACGACTTGATCATCGTCCAATAGTAACGTTAAAGGTTACGCATGTCAAAAAGGAGTTTTCCATGAAACACATTGCCGAACGCATCACGCTGAGTTTTCCGATTGAGCACGACGGCCTGCCGATCAAGGAGATCGCCCTGCGCCGTCCCACCGTGGGCGACCACCTGGCGGCACAGAAATCTGCTGGTAGCGACGCTGAGCGCGAAATCCGGCTGATCGCCAATCTGGCTGAGCTGCCGCCAGCAGCCATCCACCAGTTGGACATGAAGGACTACGCCCAACTGCAGAAGGTGCTGGGTGGTTTTTTGCAGTGAATCCGGGCGAGCTGTCCGCCCTCGTGGTGGAACTGGCCCTCTACACCCACTGGCCCCGGTCCGAGTTGCTTGCCCTGCAGGTGAGTGAGTTGGTCGAGGCCTTGTCATTGGCGCGGTGTTTGTCATCGGCCACGGCCATCACGTGATGTTCCCTGATTTTGTTTCACCCAGAGGTACGCCATGGCCACAGCCCATCCGGTTCAGATCAGCATCGGTGCCACCCTGGCGGCTTCCCTGGGCTCGGCTGTGCGCGGTGCCCAGGCGCAGTTGAACCAGTTGGGTTCGACCATGGTCGAACTCGGCAACAAGCAGTCGGGCATCAAGCAACTGGAGAACTTGAGATCACAGGCCAAGGATGCGGCACTGGCCATGCGGGCCTCCCAACGAAAGGTCACCGGCCTGGAAGCCAACATCGCCAACCAGGGCGGTGAGCCCACAGCCAAACAGACCAAGGAACTCGAACGCGCCCGCGCGGCAGCCACCCGGGCTGAAGAAGCCTACCAGCGTCAGCGCGCTGCGGTGGATGAACTCTCGACCTCCTTGACCCGCGCCGGCGTCAACACCCGCGCCATGGGTGCGGAGTCCGCGCGGCTAGGCAGCCAGTTGGAAACCCTGCGGTCTCGCACCGAAGCCTTGAGTCGTGCCCAGCAGGCCCAGGCCCGCAATCTGGAGAACCGCAGCGCCTACCGCGCCCAGATGATGGATGCGGTGGCCTTGGGTGGCGCGCTCTACGGCCTGGTGCAGCCGGCGGTGCAGTTCGAGTCGGTCATGGCCGACGTCAAGAAGGTGGTGAACTTCGACACGCCGCAGCAGTTTGGGCAGATGTCCAAAGAGGTGCTCTTGATGTCCACCCGCATCCCGATGGCGGCCGACGGCATTGGGGCCATCGTCGCCGCTGCGGGTCAGGCCGGTATCGCCCGCGAAGAACTGCTGCGCTTTGCCGAGGACGCCGCCAAGATGGGCGTGGCCTTCGATCTGTCGGGTCAGCAGGCAGGCGCTGCGATGACCGGCTTGCGCTCCATCTTTGGGCTGACGCAAGACGGTGTGGTGAGCCTGGGAGACGCCATCAACCATCTGTCCAACAACATGGATGCCAGGGCGTCTGATCTGCTCAACATCGCCAACCGCGCCGGCTCGACGGCGAAGCTCTTCGGCCTGTCTGGCGCACAACTCAATGCGCTGGGCGCCACCTTCCTGGCACTCAAGACGCCGCCCGAAGTGGCTGCCACCGGTATCAATGCGCTGTTGATGAAGCTCGCCACCGCCGACAAGCAGAACGAGAAGTTCCAGCAGGGCTTGCAGAACATCGGTCTCTCAGCCGAGGTCATGAAGCAGATGATCGGCCGAGATGCCCAGGGGGCGCTCACGACCTTCCTGCAGCAGGTGAAGAAGGCGCCCGACCTGATGGGTACGCTCTCAGACCTCTTCGGCATGGAGTACGCCGACGACATCGCCAAGCTGGTGGGCTCGATGGACACCTACGAGAAGGCGGTTGGGCTGGTGGGCGATCAGACTGCCTACGCCGGCTCGATGCAGGCTGAGTACGAAGCCCGCTCGGCCACGACGGCCAACAACCTGCAATTGCTCAAAAACCGGATGAGCCGGCTCGGGATCACGGTGGGCAATGCGCTGCTGCCGGCCTTGAACAGTCTGGTCGGGGCGCTGATGGGCCCCATCGACAGTCTGGCCAACCTGGCAGAGCGCTTTCCCGTCGTCACCCAGGTGGTGATGGGTACCGTCGGTGCGGTGCTGGGTTTGAAGGTGGCCACCATTGCGCTGGGTTACGCCTGGACCTTTGTGAAGGGGCCGATTCTTGCGGCCAATACGGCATTCCAATCCGCCCGGGCGGGTTTGGCGCTGTTGCAAGTGCAGGCGGCGGCCACCGGAACCAGTGCCGGCATTCTGTCGATGGCTTGGACCCGCATTCAGACCGGCGCGCTCGGCCTTGTCACTCCGATCAAGTCGGCAGCGCTGGCTTTCTGGGCCATGCTGCCTGCCATTGGTGCAACGACTGCCGCGCTTCTGGCCAACCCGATCACCTGGATCGTCGCTGGCATTGGTGCAGCGGTGGTGGGTCTGGCCCTGGTGATCCGCAAATACTGGGACCCTATTGCAGCCTATGTCGGCGGCGTGTTCCAAGGCATTCGAGCCACAGTGCAGCCGGCCATCACCAGCTTGACCACGGCACTGGCCCCGCTGGCGCCCATCGGCCAAGCGATGGCTGCGGTGTTCAGGTTCGTGGGGGAAGCGATCAGCGGTCTGGTTGGCTGGGTCGGGCAGTTGCTCGCGCCAGTAACCCTGACACAGGACGAGTTTGCCGCGTTGTCCGCATCCGGGCAGTCGCTGGGAACTGTGATTGGCAGCGTGTTGAGTGCCGCCTTCACTGCACTAACCTTCCCGATTCGGGCTGTCGGCACGCTGGTGGGCTGGGTGATGGAGGGGTTTCGGATGCTCGCTGCCTTCTCGCCCTTGGCCGCAATGCAAGTCGGCTGGCAGCCGGTCTCCGGGTTCTTCGGTAGCCTGTGGGCCAGCGTAGTCAGTGGCGCGCAGTCAGCCTGGCAGCAACTGTCCACGGCGCTGGGCTCGCCCAGCCCACTGCAGGCGCTACAGTCTGTTTTGGGTTCCATGCTCAGTGCGCTGGGCAGCCTGCCCGGCCAATTCATGGCGCTGGGCAGCGCGATGTTGCAAGGTCTGGCGCAGGGCGTGCGCAATGCCGCGCAGCAAGCGGTCGCAGCGGTTGGGGAAGTTGCCGCCGGGGTGCGTGATCGCTTCAAGGCGATGCTGGGCATCAACAGTCCCTCGCGGGTGTTTGCTACGCTGGGCACTGCGCTGTCCCTGGGCCTGGCGCAAGGGGTGGCAGCAGCGGGTCCGGCGGTGGTGAGTGAAGTCGGGCAACTGGCGCAGTCGCTGCAGTCAGTGCCGTTCTCGCTGGCTGCGCCCGGGGTGGCTCAACCCGGATTGCGGTTACCGTCACCGGATCGGCCGTCATTGGGCTTGGCGCTGCCAGCGCCTGCGATCGATGGGCCTGCGTCAGTTCTGCGACCGGCATGGGAAGACGCGCCAGCCGCGCAAGTGCAGCCAGCCAAAGGTGGACACGGTGATGTCAGGATGCCAGGGCGCGTTCAGTCTGTCCCGGCCCGCGAACTGCCGCCTATTGCGCCATCAGCCCCGGCTTCCTCGACTGTTTCAAATGCCCCGGGCGCACCCACGATCCACTTCGCCCCGCAGATCACCATCCACGCGCCAGCGCTCAGTGACCCGCAAGCCCTGGCCGATCTGCTCGACAGTCGGCTGCGCAGCCTGATCAGGGAGTCCTTGCGCGGCTCCAGTGCCGCCCTTCATGACTGATCACGACAGGTCGTCATTGCTGAGTTCCACTTTATATTTCTGAGGTTGGCCATGGCCGAGCGCGTGATGTTGGCCCTGGGGCCGTTTCGATTCGAGATGGGGCAGGCCACCTACCAGAGCCTGGCCATGAGCCAGTCCTGGCGCTGGAGCGAGCAGGCGCGCCTCAATCGTGAACCCGCGCTGCAGTTCACCGGGCGCGAGCCCGCCGAGATTCGCCTGCAAGGGGTGTTGTTTCCTGGCTTTGATGCGGGTCTCGCGCAGGTGGAAGCCATGCGCGAACTGGCCGACCGGGGCGAGCCTTTGCAACTGGTCGATGGCCTGGGGCGAGTCTGGGGCTCCTGGGTGATTGTCGAAGTCGGTGACACCCGCAGTGTGCTGATGGACGACGGCCAGCCCCGGCGGGTCAGCTTTGAGGTCAAGCTCAAGGCCTACGGCGAAGATGAGACCATCACCGACTACTCGGGCGGCTGGAGTCCGTTTGCGGTGCTCTCGGTGATTGATTCAGTGCTCACCGACCCGGTGGGCGCGCTCGACGACCTGTTGGGCTCATTGCCTTCCCTGCTGGGCGATCTGGACACTGCAAGCGAGATCAGTGCAGTGGCCTCCGTTCACACTGCCCTGAAGGAGTTGCTCTCAACCTTCAGCACCAGCCTCAATGGCCTGCACAGCGAACTGATGTCGGATGGACTGACGATTGACACTGTCGATCCCCTGGTCCAGCAGGTGATCACGGCAAGCATCGCAGCGCTGACATTAGCCAGCGCCCTGGATGCGCAAATCACCGCCTTGCTCACCGGGATCGATGCGCTGTGGACCACTGCCAGCCAGATTCAGGCGCGCACCGACCCGGTGCTGTACAGCCAGAGCCACAGCGAAATCGCCGGCGAGCTCGTCACCTTGCTGGAAAAAACCCACACCGCCCTGGCCGGGTTGCAGGAGGCCTTGCCATGACCAGCCAGAAGTTTGACACCCAGGTGCTGACCGCTCGCGAGGGCGAAATGCTCGATGCGCTGGTCTGGCGGCACTATGGGCGCCTCGATGTCCTGCCCCTGGTGCTGGACGCCAACCGGCAACTGGCACGACTGCCAGTCACCCAGATGCTGCGCATGCCTGCAGGCACGCCTGTGCTGATGCCCGCGCTCAACGACCAGCCGGTGCTGCCGCTGGTGCGCATCTGGTCATGAAGGCTGGAAGATGGAAGATAAAACAGGAGGGAGATAGACCATGCAACCCACCTTCCTGATCCTGGCAGATAGCACCGACATCACCCGCGCCGTGGCCGACCGGCTGCTGAATCTGGTGGTCACTGATGAAGCCGGGTTGTCCTCCGACACCCTGCGCCTGACCCTGGATGACCGCCGCAGGGCCGATGGTGCCATTGCCCAGTTGCCCAAGATTGGCACGGTGCTCGAAGTCTCGCTGTCCTATGCTGGCCGATCCTGGGTGGCGATGGGCCAATTCATCGTCGATGAGATCGAGATTCGCTCACCCCCCGCGACGCTGTCGGTCTCAGCCAAGGCAGCGGACATGGTCGGGCCGTTTCGCAGTCCCAAGACCCGGTCATGGGAGGCGACGACACTCGGGGCCTTGGTTGAGGCCATCGCCTCCGAGCACCGCTATGAAGCCAAGATCGATTCCGAGCTCGGTGCCATCGCCATCCCGCATCTGGACCAGACCGCCGAGTCGGACATGGCGCTGTTGACCCGTCTGGCCACCAGGCACGATGCGGTGGCCAAACCGGTGGCGGGTTTCCTGGTGCTGGCCAGACAGGGCGCGGCCAAGACCATCACCGGTCAGGTGCTGCCGACGCTGAGTCTGGAGCCCGAACAACTGACGCAGTGGCGCTACCAGCACAGTGCCCGCAAACCGGCTGGCACCGGCAGCGCGCAAGGTGAGGATGGCCAGTCAGCCCCGCAGGTCAGCACCGGTGGCGCACGCGCGTACTGGTGGGACTTCGAGAAAGGCGTGCGCCAAGAAGTCACCACCGGATCGCCGCCGTTTGAGGACATCCGCTATGTCCATGCCACTGAGTCTGAAGCCAAGGCCGCAGCGGCCACGCGCAAGAACAACGGCGAACGAGGGCAGGGCGAACTCAGTTTCAGCCTGCCGGGTGATCCAAGGTTGGCAGCCGAAGGACGGCTGTCGATCTCGCTGCGTCCCGGCATCCCCAGCGACTGGCGCATCAAGCGGGTTGAGCACCGCCTGGGCAACCAGGGCTACACCACACAAGTGGAGTGCGAGCGCTTCACGGCGTCACCCGTGCCCGTGACCCCCACCCCCAACGAACTCAGCGAACCCAACGAATAAGGAGAACCCCATGCCAGACAAAGACCCTACCACCTACGGCCTGATCACCTACCTGTGGGTGACGGGGCTGGCTGCCTGGGGCGGACTGGTGAGCTTTTACCGCAAGGTCAAATCTGGCGAGACCCGGGCTTTCAACGTGGTGGAGCTCATTGGCGAGATTGCCACCTCGGCGTTTGCCGGTCTGATCACCTTCTGGTTGTGCGAGGCCGCGCAGATCGACCCCCTGGTTACCGCAGCCCTGGTGGGTATCTCCGGCCACATGGGCAGCCAGGCCCTGTATCAGTTTGAGCGCTGGGCGCAGGCCCGCCTGGACAAAGTCAATCTCAAGGAGCGGCCATGAATGCTACGGACACCACGGACACGATGGACACCATCCTCGATGACATCCTGCGCCGCGAGGGCGGCTATGTGAATCACCCCGCTGACCGGGGCGGACCCACGAACTTTGGCATCACCGCGCAGACGCTGGGTGACTGGCGCAAGCTGGGTCGAGCGGCCACAGCCGCTGAGGTCATGGCACTGGCCGAAACCGAGGCGCGTGCCATCTACCGCCAGCAGTACATCACTGGCCCAGGCTTTGAGGCCATCACGCATCCAGCGCTGCTGCATCTGCTGGTGGACGCTGCCGTGCATTCGGGCCCCAAGCGGGCGGTGCAGTGGTTGCAGGCAGCGCTGGGCGTTTCCGCAGATGGGGTGATCGGTCCCCAGACCCATGCAGCACTCGCTGCCGCTGACCAAGGTGTGCTCTACGGCAAGGTACTGGGCCAGCGTCTGCGCCACCTCGGACGGTTGATCACCAACGACCCCAAGCAGTCGGCGTTCGCGGCTGGCTGGATGAACCGGATGGCTGAATTCGTGGAGGACGCGGTATGACCCCGATCCTCACCACCCTGGCGCCGGGCCTGCTCGAAGCCGGCAGTCGCTTGATTGACCGGCTGATTCCCGATCCGTCTGAGCGCGAGAAGGCCAAGCTTGCGCTGCTGCAGGCCGAGGGGCAATTGGCACTGCAGGAGATGCAGACGAGTCTGTCAGCGATCCTGGCTGAGGCCAACTCAGCTGATCCCTGGACCAGCCGGGCACGGCCAAGCTTTCTGTACGTGATCTACGGTGTGATCCTGCTGTGCGTGCTGGGTGCCATCATCGGTATCTGGTGGCCCATGCATGTGTTCCAGGCCGCAGAGAACCTGAACAAGCTACTTGGCGCGGTGCCTGAGAGCCTGTGGTGGCTGTTCGGTGCTGGCTACCTGGGCTACACCGGGGCGCGCAGCTTTGACAAGTGGCGTGGGCCGGTGCGCTGAGCGGTGCTGCCCGAGCACGACAAATAGACACGACGATCCCCCGATCTCACTGCCCGCGCGGGTGGTGGGGTCGGGGGATTTTTGCGTTTGGGGGTGCGCCAGTAAAATCGCGACGTGTACACGGAGCGCAATCGTACTTTCCGGTTCCAAAAAAACTAACCCCGGGTTCATCACCAGACTCATTGGAGACTGGGAGAGGAATAGCCCGGGGACCGGATCAGGTGATTTGCTCTTCTGAGGTGGCAACGAGAGATGCGTCAATGTTGCCATTGCCCAACGTTTCACGACCACTAACGGTTACGCGCTTGTCAGTATTGAAGGCCAACAGCACTTCGTCAATCAACTCAGGAGGGAAGGAGCAAAAGTGTTCACGGCCGTCATTAGTTCCACGCAAGGTAAATGTGAAGTTGTCCTTGTCCATTTCAGGAATGAAGCCTGAAATTTGGCATATCCGCTCTTGGATAGATCTTGCCTTCCTGAGCGCGGTGCTGACACGCTTGGATGATTCACGTGTGAGCATGTAGCGTTTGTGCGAGTTTTTGAAGATACGTCCTCGCACCTCAACTGATTCAACGACGCCGGTTTGCCTAGGAACCAGCTTCTCAAGGGCTTCAAGAAGCTCAAGATCAATTTCGCTCGCATAGGCCGAATCAGGGGTGGCCGTTATCGCCCACTGAATTGCTTGTTGAAGTTGATTTCCGATTTCTTCGAATTCCTCGCTGAGATGTTCAGCGGTGCTATCGTCAGGCAAATTAAGTTGCTTGGGTTCAGGGAGTTTAAATGCCACTTCGAAGCTGTTATATACAAAACTTTGTGCCGACAAATCGTAGAACTGCCGGATTATGTTTGCTTTGCGACCTCTGGGGCGACCTTCCTTTTCAACTACACGGCTAGCAATTTTTTTCAACGCAGTCGTTGCACCGTCAATCACTTGGCGGATTACGCTAGCTGGGACGTTGCCTTCGGATAACCCTTCGCCGATTGCACGTAACGCAAAAACGGGCTCCAAGTGGGGCCAGAGCATAACGCCTGGTTTTGGCAGAGCGTCATCAGGGACATCAGCCAAGGTACAGCGCCAGCTTTTTTGCGGCATTCCGTCGTACAAAACGTCCAGCACCCATACCCAAGGCTGATTCAGAGCGTCCCGAACGGATAAAGTGCCATTTTTTAAGCGATCGACGATTCGCGCATTCGTTGGAGCAACAATAAATCTCGAAACTCCATTTGTCTCGTCCGCTAAGTAATAGATCAGCGTACCTAACGAGTTACTTGCAGTAAATACTCTGGGTCCGTCGAATTCGTACAAAACTTCATCGGGCAGAATCCCGTCGAAAGCTTTGGTATCCAATTCAGGTGCGTTGATTTGCCAATCCATTTTCATCACCTTAAGGGCTTATCGCCACAGAAAATGGTTCGGCACGGTTGACGCTCTCGTAAGGCCACCAAGTCGTATGTGTGGGGTGTCGATTGTTTGAGGTCAGCTTGACGACGCCATGATGAGGTTGCAACTGGCCACGCATCACATGCCGACCCAGTTTCGGGAACAGCTGGGTCAGGTGCTCGGCATCATTGAGTGTCCGAAAAAGAGACAGCCCCGCCCTCAGGCATTGAGGCCCCGTCGATTTCTTGCCCAGTTCCTCGTGTGACTTGAAATCTTCTTCAGAGGGAGGAATGGTTTTCGCAACACGAAATAATTCGCCGCTAGCAGCCTCAGCGTCTTCTGGAGGGCATCCCTGAGGCCATGAGGAGGGGAATTTCACTTTTTTCTCGCTTGACAAACCAAATAACCTCTCATTTTAAAGCCCTGCCCGCAAGTCTGTCGCTACAAAGTTTCTGCCAAATTCGCCACCCCCACCCGCCGCTCCACCACATTCCCCACCACATTGACCGCCTCCAGCATCGCCTGCGGCGACAAATGCGCATAGCGCATCGTCACCTTCGGATCGTGGTGCCCCAGCAGCTTTTGCACCTCATACAAGCTGCGCCCGGCGTTGACCAGGAAACTGGCGTAGCTGTGGCGCAAGTCATGCAATCGCAAACCATCCAAACCGACCTTCTTGCGGATCGAGTCCCACGCATGAAAAATTGAACCTGGCGGCACCCTGGTCTTGGGATTGAAAAACACCCACGGCACATCCTGCTGGCGCGGCAGCGACTGCAGCAACTCGATGGCGGCATCCGACAAAGGAATGTGATGCACCTTCTTTGACTTCGAGCGGGTCGCTGGCACCGTCAGAATCTGGCGTGACCAGTCGATGTCATGCCACTTGGCATCGAGCACCTCGCGCTTTCTCGCCCCGGTGTACAGCAACAACCGAATCACCTGCCCCACCTGCACATTGCGATTGGTGTCGAGTTCATCAAACAACTGCTGTACCTCCGCCTGGCTCAGGTAACGCTCACGCGCGCCGTGATCCTCAAACGGCTCGATGCCATCGCACGGATTGCCATTGGGCGGCAAGCAGCCCCAGCGGATGGCGCAGTTATAAATGAACTTGGTCAGGATCAAGGCCCGGTTGCAAGTTGCAGCCGCATAGCCCTTGGTCTGCATGGCATGATGAAACGCCACCACATCCGAGCGCATCACCCGGTTCATCCGCAAGGCGGCGAACGTCGGCAAGATGTGATTGCGCAGAAACGAGACATCCGTCTCCCAACTGCGCTTGCGGCTCATGGCGTAAGGCAGATAGCGTTCTTCGACGAAAGCCCCAAAGATCGGCACATCCTTGAAACGATGACTCTCCAGCTTTGGATCACCACCCTCAGAGACCATCTGGCGCATCTTGTGCGCCTTGGCCCGGGCATCGGCCAAACTGATCTCATCGAGCCGGCCAATATTGTTGAGCCGCACCTTGCCTGCAGCATCACGGTAGCGAAAGTAAAAGGTAGCCCCACCACTGGCACGATGCTCCAGCAAAAAGCCCCTGATCTCGGTATCAAAGTAACCCACCGCCCCGGATGTGGGCTCGCGCCCGGCCAGCGTGGCGATGAACTCGGCAGAAAGTGTTTGTGCAGGCATGGTCTTGCTCCTTCAACAATTGAAGGCCATACTACGATAAAATGCACCGCAATAGGTGCAAAAAGCATCTAAACGAACAGATAAGTTTGGTTGCCAAAGCCAATCCAAAGCCAAGCAGTGAATCAGCACAGCCAATCTAAACAGGCCAAACAGGCCGACCGCCGACCCTCAAGGAGCAGCTCATGATCGATGGAAGACAAATACGCGCTGCCCGCGCCATGCTGGGCTGGAGCCGCGAAGAACTGCTCGATGCCTCGGGGATTTCCATGTCGGCGCTCTTGCGCATGGAAGGCAACCTGGCCGACAGCCGCAGTTCCACCCTCAACAAGGTGGTCAAGGCCCTGAGCCTGGCTGGGGTGGAGTTTGTCACGCGCGGGGATGGGGCCATTGGGGTGATGCTCAAGGGCGCAATAGCAGGTGAAGGGTAGCGGCATCCGGTCTCGTTACATGTAGCCATTGCGCTGTCAATGATCGCGCCCTATACTTGCTACATGTAACATTAAGGAGCGCATGATGGCCACCCCAATTGCAGCACGAGTACAAAAGCGCCGCGACGCCTTGCGCATGGCTGGCCTGCGGCCCATCCAGATATGGGTGCCAGACACCCGGCGTCCTGACTTTTCTGACGAGTGCCGACGCCAATGCAGGCTCGTTGCCCAAGCAGACCATCAAGATAGCGCTCTGGAGCAGTTTATGGACGAGGCGCTGGCTGACCTTGACGGCTGGGAGGACTGATGCGCGGCGACCTTGTCACCATCGCTCTCACTGGCGATTTTGGTAAACCCCGACCCGCGTTAGTCATCCAGGCCAATCAGTTTGACGAACACACCACCGTCACGGTGTTGTTGCTCTCCAGCACACTGGTCGAGGCGCCACTGCTGCGCGTGAGCGTTGTCCCGGATGCCGACAACGGGCTGCAGAAGAAATCGCAGGTCATGATCGATAAGGCCATGACCATCAAGCGCGAAAAAATCGGCCCGGCGTTTGGGCGCATCGATCCCAACACGCTGGTTGAAATCGACCGCTGTCTGGCGGTATTTCTTGGAATTGCCAAGTAGCCCAAAGGCACAAAAACTGCCCCAACCGCGACAAATAGTTGCCAGTAAAGTCGAGCGCAAAAGCAACAAAACCTGCCCAGAGGGCCAAAAACGGGTGCTTTTGGAGCTTGGCAGGACCGATTGGTAGGAAGTTGGTATGTCGGATTGGCTGTAAAAGGCGTCTATATAGGTAGGGAGCGCGGCTAAGTCTTTGAAAAGACAAAGGAAATTCCCGATCAGACTGAAAGTATGCCTTTTGGAGTAGGAACTTGGTCGGAAGTCGCGATTTTTGGCGCTTGGAAATTCGCGTAAGTGTTTGATTTTTAAAGGAATGGGCGAGTGACGCACTCACATGCTCACTGCAAGTGCGGCAAGCATCAACGAAGGCGAGACCAACACGTTCACGATTACGGCTTCTGAGCCCGTTGCCGCGGATACAGTGGTCACCTTCCAGTTGAAGATCGACGCCACGGGCGACACCGCTCAGGCTGCTGACTTCAACGCAGGTGCTTTCAACCCAGTCACCGCCACCATCTTGGCTGGCCAGACCACTGCCTCTTTCGGCATTGCCGCCATCACCAACGACAATACGGAAGTGACCGAGAAGTACACCGTTCAAGCCACAGTGGCTGGCACGGCTTACTCTACGCAAGTCTCCATCCTTGACGGCGGTATCGGTGCTGGACAGACATTCGCGTTGACAAAGGGACTGGATTTGATTCCTGGCCTGATTGGCTCGAATGGCAACACCAGCAACTCCGGTGATGACACCATCATTGGTTCGATTCACACTTCCGACCCTGAGCTGAAGACCCTGTCCACTCTTGACATCGTCAACGGCGGTACTGGTGTTGACACCCTGAGCGTTGCCACCGACGGCACGACCGTTGGCCTGCCAAACCTTTCTGGCGTCGAAATTGTCCAAGTGGATAGCGCTGGCGCGGCTACGGTAAATACCTCTACCGTCTCTGGCATCACCAACCTGAACGTGACCAAGGCAGCGGGTGCTGTGACTGCGACCGCAGCCGCAACCACCGACGTTGGCGTCTCTGTGAAGGGTGTTTCAGGCACGACTGTGGTCGTCAATGGCGGTAAAGACGTCAATGTCACCACGACCGACGCTGCTGATGCCATCGACGTAGGCGCTACGGGTACTGATCCGGTCGGTGCTGTCACCATTACCGCCACCGGTGCGGCTGTTGCAAACAACGCCAACCCCAACATGGGCGCAATTACTGTGGGTGGTGGCAAGACCGTTAATGTGACCCAAAAGGCCACCAGCGACGCCAGCGCCATCGTGGCAGATGCAACGACCGAAACCGTTACTCAAGGCAACGTGACGGTTACCGCCAATGCCACCACCACCGACGTCACCGTCAAGCAAGACGCAGCTGTCACTGCCCAGAGCCGTGCTGCCGTCACCGGTGCCACCGAAGTAGCCAGCGTCAAGTTCACCAAGCTGGATGCCGGTGAATCCGTCACCATCAGCGGCCTGACCTTCACCGCAGCCCTTGGCAAGAACCTGACCGCTGACCAAGTGGCCCAGGCCTTTGCCAACCTGAGCGCCAGCGCCATCAAGCCGACGCAGATTGCTCCGGCAGGCACCGCCACCAACGACACGCAGGGTTCCGGCTCTAACGTCAACGGCACCTTCACCGGCGCCTTGCTGGCTGGCTGGACCTCCGGCGCTGCTGCTGGCGACACCGTGACCTTCACTGGTACAGCCAATACCGCATTTGCAACCGACCTGGTCGCTTCGGCCAAGGCGACCGTCACCACCACCACCCAAGGCGTCACCGCTGTCACAGCGCAAAACACCCTGGGCGTGGCCAACGGCACCGTTACCATCGCGGGTGCTGCTGCGCTGAAGACAGTCACGGTCGACGGCTACGCTGCTTCCACTGGCGGTGCTGGCATCACCGGAGGCACCAACAATGCGCTGGATACCATCAGCCTCTCCAATGGTGCTGGTTTTGAAGTTGACAGCGCTGCCGCCACCTTGGCGCTGACCCTGGCCAACGTCAACGGTACAGTCGATGTGCAAGCAGGCACCAAGAACCTGAACGCTGCTGTCAGCCACGCCAAGGCAACCGACACTTCGACGCTCGCTTCCGCTTCGGCAACCGCAGTCAAGGTGACCGGTACGGGCAATGTGGCAGGCACTACGGCTTCTGGTCTGACCGCTGCCACCAGCATCGACACCACCGGCATGACCGCTGGCAAGGCGACCTTCACCATCGCCGACGGCACCGTCACCACCTACGCGGGCGGTGCAGGGGTGGACACTGTCACCATCACCAATGGTGGCACCGCCATCACCAAGGCCATCGATCTGGGCGCTGGTGATGACACCCTGAAGCTGGATGTCAACGTCGTTGTGCCAACGGCCACCCTCAAGGGGGGCGAAGGTAACGACACCCTGTCGATGACCGTTGCCAGCGCTGCGGCTCGCGACGGTGACAAGCTGTTGTCTGCCAAGCTGGACAGCTTCGAGCGTCTGACGCTGAACAATGCCGATACGGGTGGCGAAACCATCGACCTGGAAAACCTCGGCTTTGCCAACTACGTCACCACCAGCGGTTCGGGTGGCACCCTCACACTCGACAAGCTGGCCAATGGCGGTACGGTCGTGCTGACCGCTGCACCGACAACCGGTACAACGGTCAACATCAAGGACGCAGCCGAAACCGGCCACTCCAGCGACGTGCTCAATCTCGTGACTCGCGTGTCCACCGCGACTGTTGACCACAAGGTGCTGACCGCTGCCGATGTTGAAACTGTCAACATCAAGTCGGAAGACACCGATGTATCGACAACAACGGGCGGTGGTGTCAACACTAACCAACTGACCCTGGTTGCCACCAAAGCGACCAAGATCATGGTGGAAGGTAATGCTCACCTCGAACTGACCAACGCAGGCAACGCAGCGGTCACCGAGATCGACGCATCGACGATGACCGGTAACCTGACGGTGCAAGCCGCAGGCAACGCAGCCACCACCATCAAGGGCGGTCTGGGTAACGACAGCCTGAAGACGTCTGGTGGCGCAACCGGCGGTGGCGTGGCACAGGTAAGCACGCTGACCATCGTTAACGGCACAGCTGCTGCAGAGATGGCGATTGGTGACAAGCTCTCGGTGACCATCAACGGCACGACTGTGACGCAGGACTTCACCAACGACTTTGCAGATACCCTGACGGCACTGGAGGTCAAAACCGATGGTATTGATGGCTATACGACATCAGTTAACACCGGCACCGGTGTGTTGACCATCACATCTGACGTCCCAGGCGTGGCGTTCACGGCGAGCACGACCTTCACCGCGAACGACGCAGACATCTCGGGCACTTTTGCTGCGGTAGCTGCCACGTTGGACAAAGACACCCTCACGTTCACGCCAGGGGCTGCTGCTGCTGCCCCGGGCACTGGCGACCAGTGGGTCTTCACCATCACGCCGACGGTTGGCGCAGTTACGACCATCACCCAGACCTTTACTGTCGACTTTGCTACAACACTGGCGGCAATGACGGCTCAGGTGGTTGCTGCTGGCTACACGGCGACGAACACCGCCACTGTCATGACCATCACTGGTACGGAAGCCATGGGTCCGATCTTGATCGGGGGCTATACCTTTACTAGTGCAGCTACAACAACATGTACCGGGGTTCCAGCAGAAGAAACTCAGAACTTCCTGGACACCGGAACGCTCACGCTGACCGAAACGGTGACCATGGGGGCCGATGACACCATCACGGTGACGGTGACGGATGTGAAGAATGGATCGCAAACCTCTGCTTCGCAAGTCTTTACAACCGACTTCGACACCACAATGGCAGCTGTCGTCACCAAGATTGAAGCCCTCACCGGCATTGATGGCACCACAACGGCTTACGTCGGTAGCACCAATGTGCTGACAGTGGGTAGCACCAGTGGCCAGATCACCAACATCCTGGTGAATGTGACTGACGCGGCCATGAACAGCGTGACTTCCACGTTCGATACGACCACGGCCAACGTCAGTGCCAATGGCGACACGCTGCTGGGTAATGCAGGTAACGACACCCTCTTCGCAGGTACCAATGGTGCCACGCTGACCGGTGGTGCTGATAATGACCTGTTCGTACTGTCAGCAACCTCGGCAACCAGCGGCACGAAGGAAGCCAACGCCTACAGCATCGTGACCGACTTTGCCGTCGGCGACGTGCTGCAACTGCAATACTTTGGTTCTGCAACCGCAGATGCCACCGGCTTTGCCAAGCTGACCGCGAACTTGAACGATGCCACGGCCTCCTTCTCCAGCTTCGCCGAGGCAGCAGTGCTGCAGGCGGCTACGGGTGGCGCGGTCTGGTACAACTTCAAGGGTGATGCCTACGTGGTTGTGGATAGTGGAACCAACGGTTCGAACTTCACCAATGGAGAAGACCTCATCATCAAGCTGACCGGCATCGACGGTGCAAATCTGTCGTTCAACGCAGACTTCGCCACTGTTGCGCTGATCTAATCACCTTCTGAAACAAGCCCCGCCCCTCGGGGTGGTGCTTGCGGTGAACCCCATCAAGACCCCTGTGACTTCGGTTGCAGGGGTTTTTTAACGTCCAAACTCAAGTCAATCAGTACCCATACCATGCCCACCATCAAAATCGACAATCGCGACTACGACCTCGACAGCCTCTCTGACGATACCAAAGCCCAACTCCAAAGCCTGCGCTTTGTTGACACCGAACTGCAGCGCCTGCAAGCCCAGACCGCCGTGCTACAAACCGCCCGCATGGCGTATGTCAAAGCTCTGCAAG